TGATCTCCACCGACTTGGAGTCGGTGAGGATCTGGAGGTTGTCCTCCTTGTCGGTGTCCCACTCCTCCACGGCGCCGCCCATGAGCTGCGCGATGACGTCGGCCACGGCGGGGTCACCGGTCGTGACACGCCATTCGTTCAGGCTCTCCGGCTGCTTACCGACGAGGCGGCCGGACCGGAAGCGGCCGACAACATCGTCGGCGAAGTTCTGCTTACGCGGCTTGGGCTTGGCGTCGGGGTCGGTCTCGAAGATGCTGCGAAGGTTGTTTGCCATGTGTGTGAGTGCCTCTCGTCGTTGACTCTTGCGTGTCAGCGGGTCGCTCCCCCGCTGTCTTAGTTATGTGGGGGTAGGCCGCAGATGTTTCACGCGACTTCGGAGAAGTTCAGGCTCCGTGAGTCGACTTGCGGAGGTCAGCCAGCTCCGCGCGGAGACGCGCGTTCTCCCGGCGCTCGTAAACGAGCTGAGACTCCGCGGTCTCATGCCCGCGCTGCCACCAGTCGCGATCTGCTGTCAGGCGCGTGATCTCCGCGGCCTTCAGGTCCAGTGCCTCCAGGCCGTAGTTCGCCTCGTCCGCAGCCCGCCGGCGGGCGGAGAGCCAGGCAAGGCGGTATCGCTGGAGGTCCCGGAGGGCGTCGCTCCACATGTTGCGTGTGAACCGTAGATCGGAGATTGCAGACCAGCGGGCGCGCTTCACCCGGATCCGGGCGGAGAGCCAGGCGGAGCGGTAACGGTCGCGCTGGGCCAGAGTCGCGTTCAGTCGCTTGCCGTTGAAGGTGGCCCACTCTTCGAAGTACTCAGAGTCTGCCCGCGCCTCCTTCAGCGCCTTACCCAGTCGCTCGATCTCGTCGTGCGCCTCCGCCACGTCCGCGTGCATGCCAGTGCAGGTGCCGTTGACGTCCGCCCCTAGCTCGTCCTCCAGGTCGACGATGCGTTCCGCCATCTCGCGCGCACCCCAACCCTGGTAGATCGTCTCGATGCGGTCGTCCCGGTTGTACTCATCAGCGCTGTCGTAGACCTCTCCGCGGTCCTCAGTCATTCGCCAGCCTCCAAAGGTCTCGGTCCGTCGATGTCACGCGCTTCGGGTTGAGCAGCTTGTAGAGGTCCCCCGGAGTCACGTCGCCCGGGAGCCGGCCGTCGTCGAAGAGATGGACGCCCGCGCGGAGGTAGACCTCGTCGACGAGCTGGGAGCAGATCAGGTGCCCGGTCGACGCGATGAAGTCCGTCACCCATGCCGGCCGCACACGGAAGTGCGCGAGGCCGATAGAGGCGTAGTCCAGGAAGCTGTACGGGGTGCCGACGAGCATCAGCGCATGCGCACCGATGTCAAGCCGCTCCGCGTCGGTCAGCAGGATCTTCCCCGTCGACCACTCCACGACAGGGCTCGCGTCCTCCAGCGCAATGACCTCCGCCCCGCCAGGCATTGCTTGGACCACGAGCCCGTTCCCGACGTACACCATTGCGTGCTGCACCGGAGCGGCGTCGCCGATCAGCGCCTGACCGGCGGCTATGGCGCGGCCTGTGATGCCGGAGATCTTCGTCAGGGCGAAATCCCCGGGGAGTGGTTCGGTCATGCTTCCTCCTCTGCGTGCGTGTGTGCCTTTCTGAGCGCCTCTTCGAGAGCCGCCGCCAACCTCCTCTGGGAACGCTCTATGACGTCCATGTAGGGCTGCTCACGGGCGCGGAAGTAGTCACCAGACGTCGGCGCGTCCATGCCCATGACGAGGCGGACGGGATAGTCGTCGTACCGCTGGCGCTTCAGCTGCTGCGCGAACCGCTGGTACATGCGGAGCTTCTCCCGCGCCTGCTCCAACTCCCAGTAGGTGCGGGCGTCCTGCGTGGTCTGCCACAGCGAGCGGCCGGCGGGACCGGGGAAGGTCTCGCATCGGATGCAGGCAGCGGCCCGTCCGTGCCACGGGGTCTCGCGGAAGTCCTCCCGCGGCTTGTGGCGCCGGCAGAGACCGGTACAGAGCAGGGCTGTTCGGTCACGGGCGTGGCGGTAGCGCTCCTCGTAGAGATCTGCCGCGCGCTCAAAGACTTCAGCCGGAGCAGTCGCCAAGCGCTGCATACGCTGTAGGTGGTCAGGTGTCACGCCTCACTCACCGTCGCCAGCATGGCCGCAAGCCACTGGCCGGCCAGGTACTCCGCGATCTGCGGCGTCCACCCGCGGGCCAGGAGGTCCGCCCGCATGCCGTCAGCGGCGTCGAAGAGTGGCGCCAGAAGTGACAGACCGTCCATGAGCACGGTCGCCAGTGCCGCGCGCTGCTCGTCGACGGTGGGCGTGGGTGCGCGTCCGAACATCAGTCCTCCCCCTTCTCGTGCTTCTCTTCCAGGAACCGAGCCACCTGCAGCACGTCGTAGACGCCGAACCCTTCGGCCCACGTCAGGTCAGAGACAAGGCCATGAGCCCTCACGAAGAGGTCCAGGCGCTGCAGCTGCCGCTCCACGTCGTCCATTTCCGGCGACGGCTCGCCGGCGTCGATGTGGGCCATCAGTCCTCCCAACGGTCGGTCAGGTCCGCCGCACGCCGCAGGCCGCCGGCCCACCCGCGGGCGTAGTCGTGGCCATACGCAGCAGCCACGCGGGGGTAGTTGGCTCGGTTGGTCTCTCGGATCTCCTTCGCCAGCTCGTGCGCGAAGTCGTCGACGAGCCCCGAAGCCTGCAGCCGCTCCAGCTCCAGGCCGGTGCCCTCCAGGGTGACGTCTTCCGACCCGCTGAAGTACTTCAGGAGGACGAACTCCAGCCGAGTGCGCGCGCTCATGCCGCCTCCCCCTCCCGGTAACCGTCGCGGTAGCCCTCGTCATACGCGGCATCGAAGGCGCCGACCTCGTCGCCAGCCTCTGCCAGCAGCGCCGCAACGTCGTCTTCGCTCATGACGACGGTGGAGATCGTCTCCCCGCGCGGGTTCTTCGTTTCGAGGTCGAACTCAATCCCGCGCCGGCGGATGGTGACCATGGAGCCGTCAGCGGTGTGGATGGTGGTGGGTGTGCGCTTCATGCTGCTCTCCTCTGCGGTGTGGTTACACGCCGAAAGCCCCCGGCGCCGAAGCAACCGGGGGCAAGGGCCTAGCGCTGCTCGCGAGGCAGGTAGTGAGCAGTAACGCGGCCGTCGGCGTAGTGGACAAACGCCTCCGGGTCGTCACCCATCCACTTGATCAGGACGGTGGCGGACTCAACCGGCTCGTCGTAGATCGACGGCACGTCTGAGGCGCTGTAGTCGCTGGCGCCGTACCAACGGTCACCGCAGCACGCGCAGTCGCCGTCACCGTCGAAGTACAGGCCAATGCTCTCGGCTCGCTCGTTGGCATCCTCCGCGCTGTCCGCTTCGACGATCACGTATTCGCTGATGCCGGCCGTCTCGTCGAAGTCAAAGCCGCCACCAGAGTTGTTCTGGCTGAAGGTGAAGAACATGAGCGCCTCCTGATTGGATTTCCTACGCACTCAGCCCCCGGGACCGAAGTCACCGGGGGTTGAGTGGTACGTGAGTCGACTTACGGAGCTAGTGCGGTCCCGGGCATGCAGACCTGTGGCAGTTGTGGGTCCAGCACCAGTCAGGGGATCTGGTCGGGTCGTCGCTCATGCTCTCTCCTCAGTGCATGCGTCGGAGGGGGCGCCCGGTGTGGACGCCCCCTGTGTGCCCTGCGCTAGTTGCGGATCAGGCGCTCTCCCCCTTCAGTCGCGCGATCTCCCGCGCCTGGCTGACGATCGTGGCCTTCAGCTCGTCGACGTCGTCGGAATCGCCCTGCTCGTCCACCAGATCCCGCAGCCGCCGAACCTCGTCTCTCCACGCACGCCCCTCCCTCTGAGCGGCGTCGCGCTCGCGCTCAGCGCGCCGGAGGTTGGCCCGCAGGGGTCCGCTCGTTTCGTCGTTCCGCTCCGCCAGTTCCTTCCAGGCGTCGGATGCCGACTTAGCGGCGTCGCGCTCCTGTTCCATGCGTCGGGCGTACTGCCCCAGCTCCGTTGCGTGCTCCTCCGCCGTCTCCTCTCGCTTGATGGCGGCGTCTGCGCGCTCCTTCTCGCTACGGAGGATGTCGCGGAGCTTCTCGCGCTCGTCGTCCAGAACGCAGAGAACCGCGTCAGCCTCCTCCCGGAAGCCCTCACGGAGCGACGACCACGTGGTGTGCCACGACAGTCCGGCGTTTTCACACAGCGCCTCAGCGACCCGCGTGCGAAGGTCGTTGCTCATGCCGCCCGCCTCTGAGTCCCGGTTTCGGTCTCTCCGCCCTTCGCGATGGCCCTCCCGACGACCCCCTTCTTCCCTTCGCGCTCCCAGTCGAAAACCTGGCGAAGCGCAAGGAACGCGCGGAAGATGTCCTCGTCGCACGCCACGGGAACAAAGGACCAGCCTTCGGGCCTCACGTGGAGGACGGCTCCGCCAGTCATCTCCGGGACGTCGATGGACTCCCCGGTCTCCGCAAGAATGATTCGGTCTGCGTAGCGGTAGGCGCTCAACTGCAGCGCCACGGAGTCGTACACGGCCTTACTCGTCTTCCAGTCAAGTACAACGACCTCACCGTCCACACGGGCAATGGCGTCGAAGCTGCCGGCGTACAGGTGGGAGTCGCTCCACACCGTCTCCTCCAGGTGGAGGAACTCCGGCTGGACCTCGTCCAAGAACTCCTTGAAGTACTGGACGTGCGGCTTGACGTCCGCGTGTACCTGACGCAGCGGGACGCTGTCTCCCCGCGCGAGGCGCTCGAAGTAGTCGTGAGCCGTCGACCCCAGATCGCTCGCAGCCTTCGTCTTCCGACGGTGCGCGCTCTTCAGGTAGTCGATGGCGCCCTGCGGGTCACGCTCGCACAGCTTGGAGACGATGTCCCAGTTGTTGACGGCCGCCTCCGCCGACTCCTTCGCCGCCCAGAAGGTGAGGAAATCTTTCGGCAGCATGCCCACGACGCTCGTCACGCCCGGCACCTTGATGTGTGCGTCATTCGGGTCGATGTAGAAGCGGCTACCGCCGCGCTTGATCGTTCCTACTCCAGCCACTTGGCCTCCACCCTCGTTGGCGTCTCTCCCTGTCGTCTTAGTTATGTGGGGGTGGAGGGCGAATGTTTCACGTGACTTCAAGATCTTTCCTCGTCCGCCGCTCCGGCCAAACCGGTGCCAAAATGCAAACTAACCCCCTTTTTTCAAAGCTCTCTAACGCGTGTAGAGAGTTATGAAAATAGGGGGTCAGTTTGTCGTTCTGTCCGCAGTTTGGCGCGGGACGGGGCGGAGGCAGGCTGACGTGGAGGCGCGATCAGCCCCGTGAGCTGGTCTTTTGTGTCAGCTTGCGGAGCGAGGCTAGCTTCCGCTCGATGGCTGCCAGCTCCACGTCAAGGGCGGCTCGTTGCCCGTCGGTCATGTGCCGCTTGATGACGTTGCGGTCCAGTTGTCCCAGGATGTCCTTCGCCACCACAGCCAAGCGCAGATGGTCGGCCGTAGCCCGGACTGCCTTGCCGGCTTCCTCCCCTGTCGGCTCAGCCTTGCTCCGGCTTGGCTTCGGGGTGGACTCCTTGACGGCCGTCGACACTCTTGCAGCCTTGATGATCGACGAGTTCACCTTACGGCTGTCCTGTAGCCGCTCCAATGGGGACGTCGGCTGTAGGTCGTTCGCTTCCAGCTCACGTGGCGTCAGGTGGCGTCGCAGCAAGTTGCCAATGTGCCACCGGACGGACGCCTGTAGTGCGCTAGTGCTGTCGGCTGGGATGCCGGCACTTCGGTACATGTCCGCCACCACCTGCCGGTACTCGTGGCTGGAGCCGCGCATGTCTTGGTGCTTGACGCGTAGCGCGACGACAACGACCGCGATGTTCCTGACGAGCGTGGTGGCAGCACCTTGAATGCGATGGTGCTCGCGGGCGTATGCCGCGCCACGGGCGACGAGTGCCGCCTCCCCCTCGTGCGCAAGGTCGTCCAGCTCCAGCGCGGGGAGATCGTCCACGCTGACGGGGACTGGCTCCCCTGTGCTCTTCGTGGCGATTTCTCGGCTCATCATGACCTCTCAGCGTCGGCGTAGGCGCGCATAGAGTACCGCAAGGCACTGGCCGTAGCGAGAGAATACCCCGCGGTACAGCGCCGCATGTCACCGGGAGACGTCGGGTGCTACGAAATCCTGACGGCATACGGCGCAGATGATGGGGCCCTTTGCGGCTACCGTCTGCGAGACCCGGATCTTACGTGGTTCGGCGCACCCGCACTGGAGTGTCAGACGATCCGGCGTCCTCGTCCGGGGAGCCTCCGGCACTCGTAGGTGCGGGAGGACTTGTGGGATCGCTTCGGAAAGAGTCTTCAGGTCCGTCGCGTACTGCGCCCTGGAGGCGTCCGTCAGCTCCGGTGCTCCGTAGCCACGACCGCTGGCAGACGGCTGCCTATGCGCCGGCCATTCGAGCCCTATCTCCACGGCTGCAGCCCGGTAGGAAGCGTTGTGGTAGGTGCCCCGACGGCTTGTGTCCTGGACGTCCCGCACCCAACAGAGCACGTGAGCAGCCTCGTGGAGGACTGCCTCCAGCACAGCGTCAGGCCCGTCGCGCAGGGTGTCCGCGGAGACGACGAGGCCCGTCACGACCTCCCCCTCCCGCGTCCACCGCTCCGGGCCATGCTTAGACGGGGGCGGGGTTGGGACGAGAGACATCCGCATAGGCGGTAGATCGACATGGGTGGACCGTAGATGTTCCCATAGCGCATCCAGCGCCTGAAGGAGCGGCCCGGGTGAGGTCGGCATGTCGGGGAATGTACCTTGCATGTGTCGGTCGACACAACGATGCGTGTAGCCGTCCGTAAGTCGACTCGCGGACGTTGTGCAGACCTCTGAAACGAAAAAAGGCCCCGTACCTGCCGTTACGGCGGGTACGGGGCCTTGTCTGGGAGGCAAACTTTTACCTAAAGCTAAGGTGCGCTTAAGGTACGGCGCCGTTCACTGAGCGGGTGCGTCGTCGACGTCGGAGAGCAGGATCGGCGCCAGGTTCGGGAAGCGCTCTGCCAGCCACTCCCACGGGTCGCGTGCGTGCTTGCCTCCGACGCCCCGGTTGCACTCGATGCACGACGGGACGATGTTCGCGAGGCTGTGCTCGCCGCCCCGGGAGAGGGGTACCAGGTGCTCAATCTCCTCGTAAGGTCCGCCGCAGAAGGCGCAGCCGTAGAGATCGTCTTCCGCCCACGAGGCAAGCATCTCGTCGACGGTGAAGGGGACGAGGGTTGCCGACTTCTTCAGGGCGCGACGCTTGGCGCTCTTGAGTCGATGAGCCGCGAGGTACGCTTCAGGGTTCTTTTCACGCCATCGAAGTTCGGCGTCAACTTGACGCTCACGGTTTGCTTCTCGCCACTGGCGGTCAGTCTCAGCCTTGCGTTCTCGGTTGGTCTCCCGCCATTGGCGGCCGATCTCAACCCTCCGCTCTCGGTTTGTCTCGTCCCATTTACGTGCGGTGACCACCATGCACGGTTTGCAGGTGGTCACCCGCCCGTCAGACTTTGCTCGGCTGGCGTTGTACTGCGTTAGCCCCTTCACCACGAAGCACCTTGAGCAAGCCTTAGCACCGAGCCCCTTCTCCCGCATCGCCTTGTTGAACCGCATCCGTGCCTTCTTGTCCGCCAGCGGACTCATGGTCTCCATACGCCAAAAGCCCCCTGGCTCCGGAGAACCAGGGGGCTGGGCACTACTCTGCCGGCGTCACCTTCCGCCGCGCGCTCTCGCCCACGAGGACCGGGAGCACCACGGCGCCGATGCCAGCGACGGACTGCGCGACGTCGGCGTCCGCCAGGGCGGGGATGAAGATCGCGCCGCAGGCTACGGCCGACAGGAGCACTGACCGGAGACGGACCGGCTCGGTGGCCGCGAAGACCTGCAGCGCGACGTAGGCGCGGAGGATCAGGTCGTTCGCAGCGGCCTTCAGCTTGCTCAGGAAGTGCTTCATGCAGTGCCTTTCGATTGTCGTCACGTGACGTCAGGGTCTTGGCGCCACGGGTAGTCCTCGTAACGCAGGTACCGGCATGCCGCCCGGAGTGCGCTGTCCCAGCTGTCGAAGTGGCCCCGTGGCCACCCGCCAATCTCGATGTACCAGAACGGAGGCACGTCCTCGTCAGGCTCTCCAGGCTCACCAAGGATCCGCCAGCCAACAGCCTTCCGGACCTTCGGCTTTTGGGGCCAGCAGCAACCGCAGTCGGCCCACTCCATCAGCCGAGAGACCGTGCGTAGTGCCGGCGGGACTCGGATCGTTCGATGCGGTCGTAGATCACCGACAGGGACTCGTGCAGGTCTCCGACTCCCCCGTCGTTCTCGATCCAGTACTCCGCGTCGGCCGCAGTCAGGGCGCCTTCCGACGCGTGGTCCAACTGCGGCACTCCGGGGCGGTCGATGTAGACGAGGTGGAAGCCAGCGCGCCGGAGGCGGTCCGCCTCGTTGGGGAAGCGGACGTCAGTGATGACCGCCGGGACGCCGGATTCGTTCGCCTCCGTGACCTTCGCCAGGGCTGCGCGGAGCCAGAACTCCGGGTCGATGGCTCGGATAGCCATGCCGAGTTCCTGGAGGGTGCGACGGACTTCGTGAGACTCCTTGGCCTGCTCCCATCCATAGTCCCGGACAATGTCCGACAGTCGGTAGTAGTCAGGGCCCATGTCGTCGCCATGGTCAGCGATGATCGGGTTCAGCGTCAGCGCCGCATCCTTCAGCGCGTCCGCGAACGCCACCCGCCGGTACCCGCGGTTGTCGACGAGCCACTTGCCAGTCGTGTCCTTGCCGACCCGCGCGCGCCCGATAATGCCGATGTTTCCCATGTGCGCTCCATCCCCTCACTCGGTGTGTCTCTGTTATGTGGGGGTGGAGCGCAGATGTTTCACGAAGGGTTCATGATTTTTACAGCGGCAGGATCGGCGTCAGTGCGCGCACCATCCACCGACCAAGCATCGCGTGACCGGCATCCGTCGGGTGCACGTTGTCGGCTCCCACTACCGTGGAGACGTTGCCCGACGTCACGAGCGGCGCTTGTGTGCTCACGACGGCGCCTGTGCTGCTCAGGGTGTTGCCGGTGACGAGGGAGATGTACGGCAGTCCCGCGGCCAGTGCGGCAGCCGCAAGGGTGTTGTCCGTCGTCACGAGCGATCCCGCGGGCGTCGCAGTCGGCACCCACGGCCCAACCACGATGATCTGCGTGTTCGGGAGCGCCGCCTGTGCTGCGGCGTACAGGCTCGCGGCAGCCGCTGAAATGGCCGACTGAGAGCCGCCGTTGTCGTTGTATCCGCCCTTGATGATCAGGACGTCAGGCGGGTACGCAACGATGTCCGACGTCAGCCGGTCACCGAAGGTCTGGAACGAGCCGGGAGTGATGTACCCGGTGCCGCCTCGTGCCTGGTCCCAGACGTCAGTGACGCCAAGCATCCGAGCGGCCCGGTAGAGCCACGTTCCGACGCCCTGGCCGGAGTTCTGCGCGCTTCCGTCGGTGATGGAGTCGCCCAGCACCATGAGGCGTCCACGGACCGTCACAGGACGCCAGAGCTGGAAGCTAGGGCCGATGTAGATCCCGCCGAACGGGACCGTGAAGAGGTCGAGGCGGATCCTGCGCGGCGTCGACGAGCCGAACGCCACCTTCAGCATGTGCCCGGAGCCGATGGTCGTGCCGCCAAGACTGACGGGCGTAGCCGTGACGGGCTTCCCGTCGATGCTCAGCTTGTACATGGACGTCGCAGCGATGTATTTGAAGCGCATCTCGAAAGCATCGGCATCCGTGGTGAACTCCAGCGCCCACGCGCTCTGTCCCGAGCTGTACAGGTGCGGCGTCTTGCTCGTCGGCAGGGCGTAGGACGTATCCGGCGCCACGGTGCCGATAGCGAAGTCGGACGCCCCGCACCACAGGAAGTCCCCGCGGACGTCAGTGCCTGCGAGCGTGACCAGCGGAGGCGCGTACTTGACGGCGCTTGCGATGGTGCTCGTAGTCGTCTGCGTGGTGCTGATCGTCGGTGCGGGACCGGAGTACAGCGGGTCCGTCATCCCCGGGTCCGCGATGCCGCCACGACGGATGGCGTAGCGGGCGCGAGCAGCGAGCGTGCCTTCATTGGCCGTCACCCTGCTCGCCAGTGTCGTCAGGTCCGACGCTGTGGCCGCTCCGATGGACGCTGGGGAGACGGCATCCACACCGCCTGCCGCGTGGCTCGTCGCGTGGTAGGTCGGGTTGCGGTCGTCGGTCAGCCGGCTGTCACCTGTACCGACGTAGGCAGCGTCTGCGCGCGTCACTTCCGCCGCCAGAGCGTTAATCCGTGCGGTCGCCTCCGACACAACGGCGGCGTCACGTGCGCTCGCCTCCGTCGCAATGGCGCTGTCGGTGTACGTCGCGGCACTGGCAACGGCTGCAGTCTGCGCGGCCGACGCTGCGCCAGAGGCGTCTGCGTTGACGTCAGCGGCGGTCAGGACAACCGTCCCGGTCTTGCCGTTGACGGAGGCAATGACGCCTCCTCCGCCTCCACCGATCGAGTAGCCAGCCGGCCAGGCGCCGGAAGCCTTCGGGCCGTAGATTTTCCAGGCCACGGTGTCGATGTAGAAGTCACCAGTCGCACCCACGCCCGCCGCCGGCGCCACGGTGCCGTTCAGGATCGTCCGCCCGGCTGGACCCGTTGGCCCAGTCACGAGGACGTAGTCACCATCCGCGGGGTTGGCAGGAGCGATGTCCGCCAGGTCCACGGCAGGGACTGCCTGCGGGAGGACGATGGAGTACGTCCGCGGAGGGAAGCCGGTCAGCGTTTCCGTCACGTTGTAGGCCCACCCGGTGGGCTGCATCGCGGTGTTGTCCGTCGCCACGAGCGTGACGGAGAAAGCGCCTTGGGCGTTCAGGGTGGCGGTCACGGCGCCGGCAGTGATGGTGTCCGCGCCCGACAGGGTGATGAGCGACGGCGCTGCGATGGTGACGCTACCCGTCAGGGCGGTCCCGTCGGGGTGGATGTAGCGGCCGGTCAGCGTAACTGTGGCAATTCCTGCGGGCATGGTCATACGCCGTTACCTCCGGGTCGTGGCTGGCCGATGATCAGGTGTTCCGCGTCGTGGCCGGCCTGCCACTCACGGACGCGCGTGATTCCCTCACGCACGCCGCTGACGTCGTCACGTACGTCGTCGATGCGGGTGTTCAGGGCGACGATGTGGGCGTCCACCGCCTCACGGGTGGCCGTCCCCTCCGCCTGCACAGCACCCTGTGTGGCGCGGCGGACGAGAGGGACGACGGCCGTCACGAGAGCCGCCATGACGACGCCAAGTGCGCCGACGATGGCGACGGCGAGTTCAGGGCTCATGTCACGCCTTCGCGGTGAAGCCGTGGCGTGCGGCGAGCTTCTTCAGCGACTCCAGCCCCGGGGCGCCAGTTGCAGCGCTGCCCGTGTAACCCACCTTCCGGCGGAAGGCGTCGTAACCGTCGTCGGTCTTGGTCCCCCACGAGCCGTCAGCTGCGTACGTCGCTGCGAGACAGTTCTCCGCCTGGAGTGCCTTCTCCACGATCTTCACTTCCGCGGGGTACGTGGTGTGCCCAGTGGCAGCGGGGACGTCCGCCTTGCGAGCGGCCAGAATGTGCGCCAGGGAAACAGAGGGCTTCGCGGGAGTAGCCGGCTTGGCGGTGCTGGCAGCCTTCAGCTTCAGGACCTGACCGACCGTGACCGTGTACGGCGACTTGATCCCGTTCAGGCTCGCGATCGTCTCCCACTTGACGTCGGTCTTCGAGCCGATGCCGGACAGGGTGTCGCCGCTCTTCACGGTGTAGGTGCTCGTCGACGTCGCAGGCTTGGACGGCGCAGGAGCGGGAGTACCGGCCGGAGCCGCCTTGAAGATGGCCGCGCGGTTGATGTTGCCCGGGTCCCAGTGGTCGTTTCCGGGGACGTGGCAGTGACCGTAGTGGCCGCCCTTGCCCGCCCACGTGGAGCGGTTGCGGGACGCACCGGGGGCGCAGCTGCCGCCGGGCCAGGCGTCAGGGATGCCCCACGAGCGGATAGCCCGCATGAGTGCCTTGAAGTTGGGGCCAGGCTTCCAGTACCCGGTAAACGGGGTGTTCGCGCGGGCCAGGACTTCGATCTGAATGCAGACCTTGCCCGTCCTGTTCGTCCGCGTCAGGCCGTCGTTCTTCAGCGCCCGCGCGCTCTGGTTCAGCGGCCCGTACTGCGCGATGCGGTCGGTGGTGGGGTCGTACAGGATGTGCGGCTCCGCGCCGATGGAGATCAGGTAAGCGCCGACGTTCTTGAACGACGCATCCCCGTGGCCGCTCTCTGTGGTGTGCCAGACGACACGACCGGGCGCAGAGGGCGAGTCCATCGCGCCTCCGATGCTGCCGTCTCCCAGTCTCGCGGCTTCCTTGATCCAGATTTCACCCATTGGTGATCCCCTCCAGGGCATGAAAAAAGCCCCGGCAACGCGGGGCGTGGTCTGTGCGTGAGTGCTTCGCGGGCCTAGTCGATGCTGAAGCGGATCCCGTCCAGGGAGAGCCACTCGCTCTTCGAGTTGATCGGCATGATGTAGACCATGTCTCCAGCGGGCGCGATGCCGATCCGGCCGGAGAAGTAGCTGACGCCGCTCGTGTTGACGAAGTTGCCGGCCGCCGCGAAGTACCTGTAGGCGCCGATGGGTCGCGCCTCAGTCGGCAGGGTTGCGAACTTCGTCTCGTCATTCGTCAACAGATCCGAGTTTGCCGCCGTCCGTCGGAACGTTCCGCGGAGCTGGACCTCGTTGTTGATGATTCGGTACGCCGGCGAACCTGAATTCGCGGTGTATCCCGTCGCGTACGTCAGCGGCTTCCAAACGCCGGGGGAAAACGCCCGCCAAACGCCATCGCCGTCTCGCCTATCCCACCGATCCTCCGCGATCAGATAGGTAATCATCCCCGGAACGGGCTTGTAGGCTCCGGTGAGGTTGGCGGAACGCTCGTTGGCGTTGGCGAACCGCATCGTTGTCAGCGGAACGACTCCGTTTACCAGTGTCTGCAGCGCGGTTTCCAAGTTGGGCGCGTCGGAGAGTACGGGGTACTGAACGTTCTGGCCGTAGTTATCGGGCTTAGGCATTCGTGGTGCTCCTCAAAGTCCTTACGACGCAAGGGCGCCGACGACGATCCAATTTCCGTCAGGGTTGAAATCCACTTTCACCGTGTCGCCGACGACCGGGGTCGCATACGCCTTCAGCCGGCGCACCTTCGCGATAGCCCCGCGGGCGGTGCTGATGTCAACCGTGCCGTCTCCGTAGACGGCCGTCACAGAGGCCAGACACCATCCGGAGGACTCCTGCGCCACGGTGCGGCTCGCAGCCCGCTGTACGGCGTCTGCGAGCCTCTGACGATGGGTCATGCGGTGTCCTCCTTGCCGCCCAGCAGCGTCAGGGAGGCGGATCCCTCTGCCGTCAGGGGCGTCGTAGCGGTCTGCACTATGAACAGCTCCTTCTTCCCTGCATAGGCGACGCGGATACAGTCGCCACCCTCCAGGGCGGCATTGGGAATTGCGTTGATGGTCGTCGACACATTCGGCGCAATGGCGTCGAAGAGCGCGAAGTCCGCGGCTGCCTGGCAGGCTCCTTGCGTCACCCACAAGGCGGAGGAGATGAACTTTGGCGCGTGACCGAATGGACCGCTCCACCTCGTCGGACTCGTCGGCCCGTTGTCATACGCAACAGCGCTAACCGGGCCGGCGTTGGACGCCGTATTTTCGCCGCTTGCCACAACGGCGTTGTAAACGGCGGTCCGTGACATCTGCCGGGCGGCCGACATCAGCGTTCCGCCCTCTCCCTCCGCGATGTCCCAGACAACGCGAGAGGTCAACACCTGCGGAACATCGGCAATGACGAAACGGTCCAGGGCGTCGACATAAATCTCCGCCTGCATCGCCAACGCCACCTGTTGAACGGCGTCCCATCGGTCGCTATTCGCGTTCCAGGTGACGACCGCACACGCGGGGTTCCGCGCTCCTGTCGTTGCGTTGATGATTACTGCGTCGGGCAGGGTCTGACGGATCAGGTATTCGATCGCGTCCACGCAGGTTGTGTAGCCGCGGGTCGACGTCGGGACCATGAATTTGTCGTCGATGATGTAGCATTCCGACGACTGCCCGGTGAGCGTGACCGGACCGAACATCGTGTCGCCGGCCGGCTCGTTGATGCGGAACGTTCCCAGCGGAACCATTTCCAGGATGTTCCCCGCGTAGCGAATGCCGCGGGAGACCATGAGTTTCTGCCCATAGACGGCGAGAGGGTCTAGCGCTCCCCATGGGAGTCGCTTCGGGTCGGCCACCGTCAGGGAGAGGGAGCGTCGGACCTTGCTCCCCCGGTCCACCGTGACCGACCCATCCGAGATAGGAAGGTCGGCCACGGTGACGATGCCGTCATACATTGCCCTGACTGACACCGAGATGGAGTGTGACGTCGTCAGGGTCTGGAGGAAGCGCGGTGTTACAGTCTGCATCCCTATCCCCCATTCACTCCGGTGTAGACGTCGAGCCAGTTGGTTGCGCCGGACGTCAGGACGCCTAGCCAGTCGGGGTTCTCGGTGCGCACCGTGTCCCATGTGCGGCTTGCGCTTCCGGTCGCCCCGCCGATGGGGCGGTCCACTTCCGTCAGCGGGACGGACCACGCGCGGTCCTGATGGCCGGCATAGTCGGCAATGCGTGCAGCGGATACGTCGCCGACCTGCACATACACGTCGGACTCACCCCACGAGCGGGGCCACCGGATCAGCAGCGTGTTCCCTGTTTCCAGGAGCCACCACATGCTTTCCAGCTCTTCCTGCGTCTCCGTGATCAGCGTCAGCGTTCCGGTGCGTGAGGTACGCACGTCGGTGATGACGATGGGGCGAGCCCTGCCACGGACAGGGTTGACGCCCTGTCGCGCTGCCCGTGACCAGTCGGGAAGCGTGCCGACAACGGCTGTAGCGTTCCTGGCGGGAAGTCCCGGATCCACGATCGACACGGACGTGTATTCCGGCTCGGGCAGGGTGATCGGCTCCGACGCCGCATTCGTGTACGTCGAGCCGGTCCACAGCTTCATTACGTACCGGACCGGGACGCCTAGCGGCGCCTCGTAATCCTCAGCCACGGCAGAGTCACCTGTGATGACGGTCTGCGTCAGGTCGCCGGAAGGTCCGCGGACAGGCGTCAGCGTCCCGTCCGCCCCCATGCGCGAGAGACTCCAGTATGTGTAACTACTCGTCGTCATCCCCTGCATGGTGATAGCGGCGCCTACTCCCCCGGGGAGCGGGTCCGCCAGGACGTTGATGCCGCCGGGCCCCACGAAGACGTTGTCTACGTACATGGTCACGCCAGCTTCCGGCGCGATGAACCGAAGGCCGACGGTCAAGGTCGCGGCGTTAATTGGCGCTACTGAACTGCCCTGCGGCGCGTACCACCCTGCCAAAGGGTTCAAGGTCCAGCGCGAGTAGGTGACGGAGATCGTCGCGCCTACCGAGTCCTGCCACGTGAACAGCATGTCCACCACCTGGCTGGCTGCTGCCGCCGGGTGGTAGACGTACGGGGCTATTAGGTACGCCTGCCGAGGTACCACCGGGATCGCTGCCTTCATCGAGATGACAGCGTCCCCGGTGCCATCCGGCACGACGCGGAGAGTCGCAATTCCCTCGTAGGGGTTCGGAGGGACTGAGCGAGCAAGAGTCCCAACCCCGCTGACTGCCTGCCAGCCGATCACAGAGACTTCGAACGACTGGTCGTTGTAACCCAACAGGTTGCCCGGAATGATCGGGGCCGGCGACAGCCTCACCTGATCGAAGATCCATGACTGACCGGCAGCCGTCGCCACTGCCTCCAGTACGACGCGCGCTGACGTCGCGCCGGCGGGTGCCGTGTCGATGACTGGACACCGGGCCCACGTCGAAGCTGCCAGCCCCGCCCACGACTTGGACGATGTGCTGATCTGCGTGCCGACGGCGTCGTACCAACGGATCTGAACGTGCAGCTCGCCGGTCACGGGCGGGTAGACCCATGCATAAGCCGTGTGCTCCACACCCGCCGTCACAGGTACGGAAGCCGTCGTGCCAACACGGAGCAGGTCGACGGCCGTCGCGGTTGCCCGCAGCGACCACCAACCCTCGTAGCTCAGTGTCGACACACGGTCCACGGTGCAGTTCCAGACGCTTTGCCATCCGCTTACGTCCGCCTCCACCCCCTGCACGTTGTAGGGCAGCAGATTGCCGGGGATGATGAAGGCGGGTCCGAACGTCGCAAGGTCCATAACCACGGACTGAGCGGCGGTAAGACCGTTCACCGTTACTCGCATCGACGCGTACTTCGCGCCTGCTGGTGCGGTAGTGACCAAGATGGGCGGCGGCTCAGCCCACACCGTGGAGTTGGGCAACGCCCCGGGGGTGGATGTCCACGAGCCCAGAAGTGTTCCGCCCGTTACAGCGGAGTAGTACGACACGGTAACGGTTGCGCTACGGCCGGCAGCTGCGGCAACCAGTGCGAAGTATGCATAGGCGACGTACTCCGTTCCAGCGGTGACCGCTATTCGGCTCGCTGCGTAAGCACTCACAGCCCCCGTAGCAGTCGCCTTCAGTTGGAGACTGGCCACACCCGAATAGAAACGCGTCGTGGAGCGGGTGGCCGTAGCGTTGGTGTCGGCCACCCACCCGGTTGCGTCGGTCTCCATGCTGCTCGTATTGGCCGGCAGGAGGTTCGTTGTTACGCCCACTGGTCGCCCTCTTCCACTCCGGGTTCACCACGTCGTGGCATGAGATCCGGAACCGTCGGACGGGCGATGGGAGGCGCGGTGTAGACCGGAGCCTCCCCGCCCTGATCAGGAACGGGGTCTAGCTGTTCGTCGGGCACTACACCCACCTTCCTGTGTTGATGGCCGAAGCCGTGGATTCCTCGCGCGCGACAACCTCTGTGCGCACGATGTCGGTGATTTCGCGGTCCCCGACGAAGACGCGGACGTCGGCGTGAACCGTCGTTGCGCCTCCACCCTGGCCCGCGGGGAGGCTTGCCAGGTCTGCGGCCTGACGTGCCATCGCACGCGTGTCACCGTTGCTGTAGACCTGCGCAGGACTCATGAACCGGACCAACTCCGGTCCCTGCTCGCCGACCATCGCCAGCTCCCCAACGCTGGGGAATCCGCCTGCCCAGTAGCCGGATGGCTTCTTCGCCAGTGCGGGAGCGAATCCGTAGTGCGACGTGAAGAGCGGGTCATTCCAGCCCCGTGCGCTCTTACCGACGACCACTCCTTGCCCGCCCCTGGACTCGACATTGACGCCGGCCAGGGTGCCGGCCGTGTGGCCCACGCCTGCGTTGGTGACGCCGATTTGGAAAGGCGAACGCAGGTTGCGCACCCATCCTGACGGGGCGTTGTTCCCCTGGAAGGAGAACGTCGACCACAGGCGTCCCTTCGGGACTTGCCCCAGGATCACCTTCTGAATGCTGCTCATGAACCCGCTGCAGTCGAACGACGGGTTACCCGCTCCGCCCCACTGGTACGGCATGCCGGCCTTCGAGCGGGCCCACATCAGGGCTCTCCCGACGCCACCGGATGCGGACGTGCCGCTACCGTCGCCGCCAAAAATGGAGTTCTTCAGGCTCTTCAGCATCCCGATGGGAATTTCCGTCGTCAGCTTCCCCCAGTCGGAGGAGGCGAACTTCCGCATCTGCTCACGCGCCCAACCCATTGCGGAGTTGAACAGCTTGTCAGGGTTGGTGAGGAAATCCGCAGTGCTCTTCGCTCCGCTGACGACAGCGCCACCAGCGGACTTCAGCCCACCCAGGATGCTGCCGAAAATGCCACCGTCGGCGAACGCAGGCATTCCGTTGTTGATCGCACGCTGAACGCCACTGACGCCGCCTGAACGGGCAGCTGCGTTCCACTCGTTGATCTTGTCGGCGCCAATTGCTCGCGTCCACTCCGGGCGCATGATGGCTTCACCGCCACCGACGGCGATTACGCGATCGTCACGGCCCGGGGAGTAGCCGGACATGATGCCGCCAGTGTGGAATCCTTCCAGGCTCATCTTCTTCAGCTTGTCGGCCCCGGTGATCTTCGCCACCTGGTTCCACAGGGGGACCACGCCTCCGTTGTACACGTGGGAAATTATGAACCGGACAGGCTTTTTCGTGATTTCCTGCAGCTGATCCCAGTGCTTCTTGATGTTGTCCTTCGACAGCTTGAACGCTGCCGCGACGAGGTCGACGCCTTCCTTGATCTTCTCGAAAGGCGGCTTGATCGCCTTCTCCCACAACCACTTTGCCTTGTCACCTATCCAACCGAAGACAGGCTTGACGACCTTGTCCCAGAGCCACTTGGCGACCGTACCGAGGGCGTCGAGTTCCTTCTTAGCCTCCCTGAACGCCGGCTTGATGGCCTTGTCGTAGACCCATTTGGCCTTGTCGCCGATCCAGCCGAAGACAGGCTTGATGACCTTGTCCCACAGCAGAGTTGCTGCGGCACCGATCAGCTTGAACGTCGGACCGATCGCCTTCTCCCACAGCCACATCGCGACCTTCCCCAGCGCCTTGATGGCAAGCCACGTCGGCAGGAGGAAGAGCGTAATCAGCGCGGTGATCAGGAACTGAGCGGCCTCACCGATGAACTTGAATGCCGGGCCAATAGCGTTGTTCCAGAGCCACATCGCCACCGTTCCGATGGCTTTCAGCCCGGTCCAGATGGCTGAGAACACCGGCTTCAGGACGTTATCCCAGAGGAACAGTGCCGCGAACTTGATCGCATCCCACACGGCGATTACGGCCGTCCGGAACCAATCCCAGTGGTTCCACGCGTACATGATTCCCGCGACGAGCAGCACGAGAGCCGCAATGATGATCGTGATGACCGCGACAACGGGGTTCATCTCGAACGCCAGATTCGCTTCCCAGATCGCAGCCGCCCACCCCTGTGTGATGAGCGTCCCGAGGATTACTGCGCCGTTGTAGACCGCCATCCCGATAGCGGCGGCAGCCATGATCAGCTTGATAGCCTTCGTGGCGGCGTAGAATCCCCAGAGGAGTTGCACAACTCCGGGCATGTTCTCTGCCAGCCACTTGATGCCGTCGATGATCGGCCCCAAGACTTCGAACATGGATTCCGACAGCGGAGCCAGCGCCTTAGAGACCTCCAGCACCGACGAGAGAATCTTGCCGATGAAGTCCGCGAGTCCGGGCGCCGTGTCCTTCACGTACTGGAGGAACTTCTCGAAGTCTGGGGAGCCCTTAAGGCTCTTGCCCCACTTGGCGAATCGTTCCGTGATCTTGTCGGACTTCTTCGCAATTCCGTCCATGTGCGGGAGGAACGCGTCGATGATTCCGGCGATGCCGGTGATGATGTTTCCGAACGTCTTGCCCATCCCGATGATGGCGGGCTTGACGCTCTGGTCAAGATCCTTCTTGAAGCCTTGCCAGAATGGCGCCTTGACTGCCTTTGACGCCTTGTCCCAAAGGGTTTCGATGGCGTCCGCAGCACCCTGAACAAGCGGCGTCAGAGCAGGAAGAGAGTTCTTAGCCGAGTCGACTCCGCGCGTAAAGAGCGGCAATACCTGCGGCTGTAGCGACTTCTGCCAGTCATCGAATGCCTTCTTCAACCCTCTCGGACCGGCGATGGCGTCGAACAGTTCGCGCTGAGGCTTGGTCAGCTTCGCCAGCGCCTTCTGATACTCGTCGGCCTTCGTGATCGCCTTCGTCGTCGTGCTGATGCCCGACAGGCGAGCGGACGCCAGCCCGCGCTCTGCGGAAGCGACCGACTCCGCGGCCGACACCTGCGTCTCAGCGGCGTTCTGTACGGCGTCAGCCAGGCCACGCTGAGCGTCGGCAACGGTCTGTGCGGCCTCGGTCTGCGCGCGAGCTGCTGCCCGCTGAGCGTCCGCGACGGCCTTCGTGTTGTCCATGACGTCGCGCTGTGCGTCGGCCAGGCGCTGCGTTGCCGTCTTCACAGCGTCGGAGCCTTCTACGCCCGCCTTCTTCTGCGCAGCCGCAGACTTCTGCAGTTCCGTGTAACTCTGCTTCTGCTCCTTCGCGGCCTGCTGTGCTTGGTCGAACGCCAGCTGCGCGGCCTCCTTCTGGAGGTCCGTGGCCATGGGGTCGGCCAGCGTGGCGTTCAGGTCTAGCTGCGCCTGCTGGACGCGGAGAGTTGCCTCCCGCTGGTCCAGGGCGCCGTCAATGAGCTGATCGTTCAACGCCTTCAGCTGCCGGGCAGCGTCAGCGCGAGCCTGCGTCAGATCCTGCTCAGCCTGGCGTGCGGTGCGCTGTGCGTCGGAGAGCGACCGTTCCGCGCGCTCCACGGCGTCAGCAGCTTGCCGGCGCTGGTCCGCGGCACGCTGGACGGCCTGAGCGACGGCGCGTTCTGCATCCTCCACCTGGCGGTTAGCCTGCGAGATGGAGCGCGCTGCAGCCCGGTGAGCGGAGGCCAGGGACGCCTGTGCGCCGGCCATCTGGAGGGATCGCTGGGCGGCCTGGACAGAGGCACGAGCGCCGGTATTGGTGGCGCTCGTCGCCTCATTCTCTGCCGCCGTTTTCGCCGTCATGGCCGCCGTTACGCCCTTGATGGCGGGGATGGCCGCAAGACCAAGCGCGCCGACGCCAGCAGCTGCAGCCGTCGCCATAGCAGCGATGCCACCAAGACCAGCCGCCAGGACCGGGCCAAGCGGGATCGCCACAAGGGCGGCAGCCTGGATCGTGAGCGCCATGAGAGCGCTACTCGCGCCGGATCCGTCGACGTCGACGTCAATCGTGATCCGCTTCCGGTCCACGGCGTCGATCTCTTCGCGGATCGCAGCCAGCGCCACACGGGCGGCAGCCGTGTCCGCGCGAACCGCAACGTTTGGATGCTCAGCCCCGAGCCGCCTTAGCTGCTCTTCGATCCGGGTGACCTCAGCGCGAGCGGCCATGGCGTCGACGTCGATGCCGATGCGCTTGTTGGAGAGCTGCTCCAGTTTGGCGCGGAGTCGTGCGAGTTCCGCGTCCACGCCTGTGTCACCGAGTCGGACATCCAACTTCGGCATAGCCTTGAAGGCAACTTCGAGCTTGCGCCTCAGACTGCGCGCGAACGCGCCACCTGCGTTGTCGCCCTGTCGTCCCGCGGCTGCTGCGCCGGCTCGCCCACCCTGGTTAATAGCCTGTGGGATGGCGATCACGATGTTGTTCGAGATCGCCTGCCCCATGCGCTTGCCCGCCTCTTCGCCGACCTTGTCAGCGATGGGGAGGACAAGCGCCTTCAGCTTCGTGTGAAACTGCGGAATGACGGGCACGACGTCAACCGCCGCACCACCAACAATGTCCAGGTCAGCCATCACGCCTCCTTCTGCGTCTGATTTCTCAGCCGCGGGTCAAGGGCGCGGCGCTGCTCGTCCGTCAGTCCCTTCCGGGCTGCAGACTTCGGGGGAATCCCGGGGCGTGGTGTCGGGTGAAATTCGCCAGGTTTCCCGCCGGCGATAGCGATAGCGGCGTGCCGGCTGAGTGTGACCTCGTCTTTAAGTGCCGCAACCAGCATCTCCAAACTGCTCCACGGGGCCTTGTCCGGTCGGTACTCGCCGCTAGGAGCCGGTCCGTCGTCCTCCGGCTGTGCGTTCCGGAGAGCGGTTCTCGTCGCCGACTCCGGCGGAAGTCCCTGGATCAGGACACGCAGCCGACGAATCGACATGCGTCCGCGGTACACGTCCAGGAGGTCGATACCGCGGAACGCGAGGTCCGCTTCTAGCGCTTCCGCGTGCTCCTGGAGGACGTCCCACGTCCACCAGACTTTCCCGGGGTCTCTCCCGCGGACTCCATTGCGTCAGACACGAACTTGTTGATCTCGTCAAGGGTCGCGTCGATGTCGATGAACTTCTCCACGTCGTCCTCGTGGAGCACGCCGGCCGCCCACGTGTCGTAGTCGGCAGTGCGGAGGGCTCGCAGGTACGAGGGGCGCCACTGAGTGACGGGCTTCACGCGGAGTTCGACGTCACCCAGCCGAGCGGTGCTGTACGCCTCGGTGGCCTCGTTCTCCTGCGCCTGCGAAGGGGTGGTCTGAGTCATGCGCGCGGGTCTCCTAAGTCAGTGATTGTGGAACTGCGCGGGTCGACGTGCGGTGTGAAGCGGAGCCCCGGACCCGCGCGGTACAGGGCTCCGCTGGACTGAGTTACGCCTCCGGGAAGAAGCTGGAGACGTCCACGCCGCCGTACTTGATGGCGCGCTTGACGGCCGGCGCGTTCGACGCACCCTTGTAGAACTTGAACGTCATCTGCAGCGCCATGACGTCAGAGGTCTGCGGCTGCTCGTCGCCTCGCTCAGTGACCTTGCCGTTCGGCATGTACAGGCGCATCCTCTTGTCGCCGTCCATGGTGTCGAAGAGGAAGGCGTACCGAAGATCGGCCGGCTTGTCGGGGAGCGCGTACTCCACGGTGTCCGTGGTCGGCTCCAGGGAAGCGACAGGAACGTTGTCGTACAGGCTTCGGACGAGAGGGTTCAGACCCTCCAGGAAGGTGACCTGAGCGCTCTTGACGCTCTTGGTCATCAGCGTCCGGATAGGCTCCAGGCTGCCGGCCGCCTCGACATCCTTGCTCTCTTCCTCGATCTTGAAGAGGCCGCCCTCCGTGGTGATCCAGCCCAGATTGACCCACGGGGTCGCCGGGTCCGCGAAGGCCACGGGCATAGTCGTGTTCACGGCAGCCGCGTACACGAGATAGTCAGTTGCGCCGAAAGTCAAATCGGCATTGCGGGTGTCCGCCATGATGCCTCCAGGGCATGCGAAATGCCCGAATGCCGACGGCAATTCGGGTCAATGAGTTGGGGTTACGCGGCCCGGAGGCTCACGGTGTAGCTGGCGCCACGTCGGTGGACCGCCTCGTTCGCCCACGGCTGTCGCGACGGGCCGGCGTCACATCGGACACCGCGGATGACTGCGCCGTTCACGGGGCCACGGAGGAGCACGAGGGCATCACGCACCTGGCCCGCAAGCGTGCGCGCCTCGTCCGCAGTAGCGGCGAAGACGTCGACAGCTACGCGGGGGTGCTGACTGAAGCGCTCGTCCGGTCCTCCGATGCGCTCCACGCGGATCACGGGAAGCCTGTCCTCCAGATCGGGCGGAGTCTCTGCGCAGCTGAAGGCGCCGAAGGTCGATTCCGCCCACGGGGCGAGCACAGCTTCGACATCAGGCACCGTGCGCCCCCTTCACGGTGTCGATCGCCTTTGTGAGGATCGCGTACCGCGGGACTCTTCCGTCGCCCGTCTCCACGCGCCAGGCGTGCGGGGCAGTGTTGACTACCTGCGCCCCGAATCGCTGCCGGGGCTGTCCGCGGAAAGGCACGTTCTTGTTGATCGGTACGACGTCGAAGCTGCGCTTGTACCATCCCGGGTGCTTGTCCTCCGCAGGGTCGCCTACGGGGGCTGTCGCCTGCGCAACGTGCATGATCTTCACGCAGGCATCCCGGCAAGGCTTCGCAAGCCACGGCCGGCTAACCATGCGGCCAAGGCCGGCGTACTTGCCTGTGTACTTCGAGCGGTACGCCATCAGCCGGTCACATCCTTCACCGTGGCTTCGACGCGCGCGAGCGACGTCAGGGGGTAGACCATTGGTCGCCCGACGACCTCCCAGACCTCCGCGCCGTCTTCAGAGACGATGCGATCATCGGGGCGGACGTCGGTGCCGAGAGGAGCAGCGAAGACGCGACGGGTAGTCACGGTCTCGGATGCCTCGTGTGCCTCCGACGAAGACCCCACGGTCACGCCGTAAGGGCTCATGACGGCGCAGTTGTCCACCCGGATCCGCACGCGGGGACCAGGCACGTAGGACCCCGTAGAGTCCCGCACCCGCTCCCCCGCGCGGTCGATGAACCACGTCTGCGCCATCAGAGACGCGATCAGGCTCATGCCTGCCGCCACGGGTACGTAGAGATCCGGGTCTCCACCGGGGATATGTCCAGCATCCCGGCGCTTGACGCCATGCCCACCGCCCGCCGAAGCCGACGCCGCTCGTCGTCAGAGAGCATTACTCCGGTCTCGGAGTCGGCGTAGGACTGCAGCATGCCTCCCGCCTGCTCGGACCGAAGTCCGCCAGGGTTGGTCAGCACGCGAGCGGCCACCGTCAGGGCCACCGACTTGACGCCACGCTGTGGGGGATCCGTGAGCCGGTCCCCCACTTCGCCGTAGAACGCGTCCTCGGTCAGGCTGTGCGCCAGTTCGCATTCAGCGTCTGTCAGCGGTCGCTTCAGCAGTGTCCGCAGTTCAGCCGTCAGAAACAGCACTTCCGCCCGCCTTCCGTCGCGCGGGAGCGCGCTTGGCGACAGCCTTCTTCGCGACCGGCTTCGGAGCGGGCTCCGTAAGTCGCTTCACGGTGGGCGGCTCCAGCCACGCCTTCGGGTTGGTGATGAGTGCCTGTGCCCACTCCGGGACCTCGTCCGCGGGGCCGAACACGTGGCTCACGCCCGCGGAGTCCGTCACGTGGACGTTCGTTGCCAGGGTTGCCATGTGAGTGCCTCGCGTTTCAGATCAGAGAACGTCAGCCTGGAAGGTGAGGTCCGGAGCCGCGACGACGGGCAGCGCGATAGCGGTAGCGCGGGTCCACACAGTCTGTGGATCCTCGCTCTTGTAGGCGCCGACGGCGACACCAGCAGCGTCGCCCGCCAGGCCGTAGCGCGGGTCGTCAGCCTCCACGGGGACGCCCCACAGGGTCTGACCCACGGCGTCGCCGAACTCCGGCAGGAAGAGGATCTTGTCCACGGGGGTGACTCGCGTCGGGGTGCCGTTCACGGACACCTGTGCGTCGTAGACGATCACTGGAGGGACGTCGAAGTCGCTGAGGACGTTCGACAGGCCGTCCTTCGTCAGGACGGACGGCGTGGTGCCGTTGCTCGCCGCCATGGACAGGAGCTGTGCGTTCCGTCGCAGGTTGTTGTAGATCGTCCGCGACATCAGCGTGTATGCGGGCAGTCGGCCGTTCGTCGCGACGTAGACGTCAAGCCACGCCTGGAAGTCGTCGTATGCCTTCGCCGTAGCGAAAGTGCTCCATGGGGTGGTGGCGGTCACGGAGTGCGCGGCGTTGCGGCCGAAGTCCACGGCCGCCTGAACACCGTTCTCGTTCAGGCTGACGCCGGCGGAGAACAGAGCCTCACCACGGGCGAGCTCCATTCGGGCTTCGATCTGGCGAGCCAGTCGGACGCCGTCGTCCAGCATCGCGTCACGGATCTCAGCGTTCTGAGTGTCGACGTTCCGGCGCCGAATGCGCTCGTACTCGCCTACCGGGATCTTCCGCGAGATGGGCGGCAGTTCGCCGCTCACGCGGGCGCCACCGGGCCGGACGCCGACGTCAGACGACGCGTCGTAGGCACGGAAGGTCGCAGCCTCAGTCAGGCCACCGCCACCGCGAGTGAAGCGGTAGCTCAGGTCGTTGATGGTGCGATTGGGGAGCCACTGGTCCAACGCGAAGGCGTTCTCTGGTCGGTCGGCTAGCGCCGCCCGCGCGTACCCGGTCAGTTCCGCCGGGGTCGCGAACTCGTCAATGAGCTGCATGAAGTCTTACCTCTCTCAGATGAAGATGACGCGAGAGGCAAGGTCAACCTTGCCGGCAGCGTCGACGGCGACGGGGAGCTTGGACTCCTTGACGGCGCAGTGGACGAGCATCGAGCCCACAGCGCTGGACAGGGTGGCTCCGCGACGGGTCACGACTTCCACACTGGTGAAGAGGAAGCCCACGAGGGTCTGACGGCCGTCGCTCGCGGCGTCGTCGTAGAGTCCGTACTTCCCGCCCGCAGTGATCTTGCCGAGCGGAATGCCGCTCTTGATGTAGCCGTCCGGGTAGTGGGTACCGGCGGTGAACTTGGTGACGTCGAGAGTCACGCTCAGGGCGATGTCGGTGCCGTGGTCGCCGGCGAGCCAGTCCCGCCGGTCCTGGCTGAACGACTCAGTGATGAGTCCGAGGTTCATGGGTCCTCCTGTGAGGGTCGGTTAGTTCTTGCCGTGACGCTGGCGGTACAGGTCCGCACCGGTAGCGGTCGAGCGGGTGTTGCCGCCTACGTCGCCCCCACGGTCGCCACCCGCGCGAGGCGGAGGCGGAGGGGTGCCGAGGGCTGAGGGTGCGAAGTCCTTCAGCAGGTCATCCGCATCGGTCTCCAGCTCCTCCTTCGTGGAACCCTGAAGGCGCCGCGCCTGTGCGGGCGTGAGGCCCTTCTCAGCGGCCACGGTGATCCGAAGTGCTTCCGCGCGTGCCTCGTCCCGCTCGCGTTCAGCGGTGAGGCGCGCAGCGTCCGCGGCGTCCTTCTCTGCCTGAAGCCGCTCAGCGTCGGTCAGATCCGCGGCCTTACGGGCGTTCAGCTCCGTCTCAATCGCGCGCAGGCGCTCCAGCTCCGAAGCGTCAGGCGCCTGTGACGCACGCTGCTCATGCTTGCGAGACTGGAACTTCCAGTACGCCGCCTGATGTTCCGCGGACATGTCCGCAGTCGGGGTGTTGTCCGGGTAGCCGTGCTCGTTGACGGCAGGCGGAGTCTCTGGCTCAGGCATGTTGGTTTCCCCTGTCGGGAGTCGTCAGCCCATGGCGGGCGTCAGGTCGGAAGGTTGATGTCGTCGGGTCCGGTGAACCGCTGTCCGCGGTAGCCCAGAACGGGGCCGATCTCGCCGTGGTCGTTCGAGACGATGATCTTTCGGTAGTCGACCGCTCGTCCTCCGCGGTCCGACTTGCCGAGAGCCTCTTCCACGAGGTCGTGTATGCGCTCTAGCTTCTCTTCGTCGATGACCTGGCCCGGATCCTCGTCGGCCGTCACCAACTTCACGAGGCAGTCACAGCCGGGATGGATCGGCGCCAGGTTGCGTTTGTGGTAGCGCTGCGTGGACGCGATCATGCAGAGAGCGCAGTCGTACTCCCCCTGCAGCTCCCGGACGGTGTACGAGAAGCGCGGCATGTCGTCGCCCACTTCGCGCACCGTGTGCGTTCGCGCTAGCTGAAGATCAGTCTTTGCGATCGTCTCCAGTCGGTGCGCTCCACGGTCCAGAGCGACGTCAAAGGGGACGTCGCTCTCCAGGGCAGCCCACACATCCTTGAAGGGACGCCGGTAGACCTCTTCGGGGTCGACGTCGCGTAGCGCACGTCCGGTCACCTTGTCGAAGTCGAGGTCTACTCGGCTGCCTCCGCCGATATCGCGGTAGGTCTGCTCCAGGTAGGTCGTCGTTAGGGCGGCTATCTGGCGCTCTCCCGCGAGCAGCACGGGAAGTGCTGTGCGCTGGAAGCGACGGACATCACCGGACCGCCAGGAGCCCAGATCGGTCCAGGAGCGGCCGACGCGACCGAGGACGCTTGCCCACACGCCGCTGACGGCTGTTCCGTACTGACGGTCAAGCCGCGTCAGGGACATTGTCACGTCCGATCATGGTCGGCTCGTTCTTCGGGGGCTGCTTCGCGTCGCGCTTGGCCTGGAGGGACGCGGGCTGCGGGTCGGTCGCCGGCGTCGCATTGAGAGCGTCTGCCGCGCGGTCGATCTCCATGCGCGCGATCTGTGCGGGCGTGTAACCCATGTCCTCCATGCGCTGACGCCAGGGAACGCCGGCCGACGCCTTCTTCACAGCTGCGTCAGCCAGTTCGGAGATCGTCCGCGACTCAGGGTCACGCCAGATAGTCTCAGCGCTCCAGGCGGTCGCGCGGGTCTCGTCGCCGGCGACCTTGAAGGCCAGGCGCATGACGTTTTCCCACGACTCACCGAAGGTGCGCTGACGGTCTCTGACCTTGCTGATGAGGCCGGTCTCCGCGGCCTTCAGAGCGTCGCCGCTCACGTTGACGACGGCGCCGATCAGGTAATGCGGGGGCGTCCGGCTGATAGCGGCCAGATCCTGAACGGCAGCTTCGACGGCACGGACGTACGGGACGAGGTCCGTCGCGGAGAACTCTCCGAACTTCACGTCGGGGTTGTCGGTCGTCCAGAGCTTGCGAATGTCCAGCTGGAAAGGCTGAATCGCTGCGCCCGTAAGCGGGTCCTCGTCGACCTCCAGGCCGGCGGCGTACCGCTGACGGAAGGCTCCGTACTTCATGGCCGCAATCAGGTTGATCAGCGACAGGTTGATGCGGTTCTGGATCGACAGAACGTCTTCGTGCTCCGCGAAACCTTCCGGTCTCCGGTTGCGTCGGTTGATGAAGGGGACGAGCGGGACCATGCCCAGTTCGTTTTTCCGGTAGCCGTCAGGCTGCGTCGGGAGCGCCAGGGCATCCCACCCGCGGAGTTCAGCCGCGCGGCCGGAGAAGGTCGGGGACGCTGTCTTCGTGGTGAACTCATGGACCTCTGACGGCGTCCAGAGCGTCGCCCGGGTGTTGCCGGTCCAGTCGTCGCGCCAGAGCTTCAGGCCAGCGGCCAGCTTCCGGCGGTTGCCCTGCTCATGCTCCACGGCCACCTGTGTGGGCGTCTCGTGGGTCAGTACCGGTCGGCCGTCGTCGCCACGTTCGACGAGGACAAAGGCCCTGCGCTGCGACATGGCGCCGTAGTGGACGAGAGCCGAGTCCGCGTCCATCGAGTTCTCTTGCCAGATCCTATTAGCCTCTTTGTCGGAGACCTTCGCGCCGTCGGACGACTTGCTGTCCGGGTCGTCGAAGCGGAAACCGTCGACGCCCAGCCGCTCGCCTGGCGAGTCGATGACAAGCGACAACCAGTTGGTCCGGGCGTCCCGCATCCACTCGGCAATTTCCTTCGGATCAACGCCCGGGACGTGCGGCAGCTTAGGCTTGCCCTCCGCGGCCTTGCGCAGAGAGGTCAGCCCGGGAGTTACCTCTCCGTCGACGTCGCGCGAGTCGTCACGCTCGTCCAGGAGCTTTTTGCCGAGACGCTGAAGCCACCATCCGGGAGACTCCACCTTCGTGGCGTCGATAGGCACTAGTGGACCTCCTTAGAAGGCGACGAGGCGGCCAGTCCGCTTCTTTCGCTTGGTGATTCCTGCAGCGACGGCGTCAGCGCGACACTCGTAGGCGAGAGTGGCGCTCATGGCGGCGTCGATCTTCTTAGGGCTCTTGGGGTGTTCCTTGCCGATGCCGATGTGCCGGTTGCCGCCCATCGGGCGACGCTTGGCGTTCAGGACGTGGCGAGAGAGCGCCAGGCCCTTGCGGGCAAATGGGGTGTCTACGTCGTCGGCCTTGTCGACGCCGGCCCACGACAGGCCCTGGTCGTCTACAGCCTCCGTGAAGCGGTTGAGTGCTTGCTCCATGGCGGTAGGGCGGTTCGTCCACCACTCCAGCGGACGAGACTGCACGGCCTTGACCTGAAGGTCTTCCGCGTAGTCGCGGGTCCAGGCGTCCACATAGTCCTGCCAGTGCGGAGGGTCGCAGTAGAAGCCAGCAACCTCGTAGCGGCTGAAGGCGTCGGCCACAGCGGCATTAACCGACTCGCGGTCAACCTGCCAGCCGTCACCTTCAGGGCCTTCGGGTTTCTCCCACACTCCAAGTAGCTGGAGATGCCCGTCAGACACGCGGCATGCCGTCAACGCCGTGGCGTCGTCACGGATTGAGCCGTCGAAGCCGAGCGTGATCAACTCGCCCGTGGCTATCTCCTCCGGGAGGCGGCACAGCTCCCACGCATCAGGGTCCATCCACGCATCGGAGGAGGACGTCCGGCTGTTGAGGAAGTACCTCTTGCCGTCTGCGGAGTCGTTACGCAGGTCGTAGAAGTCGTCGACGAGGGTGTCTTCGTCGATCCACTCCATCGCGTCGCCGTAGGCGTCACGGAGGGCTGCGCGGAGTTCGACCTCGTTCTTCAAGTCCTTGACGACGCCGTAACGGTGGTCGTACATGAGACGAGCACGCCCGCGCTTTTTACGACCCTCGCGGATCGCTTCGGCCTCTTCGTAGGTGCGCTCAGCGACGGAGTCTTGCCCCGGGGCAAACATGGTGGTCGTTTCGAGATACCACGTCTGCGCGATCTTCTTCCGCTTGCGAAGGTTACGCGTCACCGTGGCGTACATCCGCCGTAGTTCTGGGGTGTTGTATAGGTGGGTCTCGTCGAAGCAAACCCAGGTTTCCTTGCCGCCGTCCTTCGAGGAGCTGGAGGCGGTTGACGGAGTGATCTCTCCACCGTCGGGAAGGTTGATCTTCGTAAGACCTGGGTCGACGTTCGGGACGTGGCTCAGGCGCGACGCCTCGTCGGTCAGGTTGAAGTAGATCGTGTCGTAGACGTTGCCGGTCTGGCCTTCTTCGGTGGCCATGATCCGGAGGTACGGCACGGTGACCGGTCGGCCCATCGGCTCGCCGGCTTCGTAGACGTACTCAAAACCGAGCCCCCACGGATCGCGGTAGACCTCCCCACCCTCTGCCCAGCCGGAGAAGCGGCAGGGGCCGAAGGCTTCGAAGAGGCCAAGCCGCGCGCCCAGCCCAGACTTGTCACAGCCCTTCGGGCGGGAGAAGAACGCGGAGTCGTACAGCATCCGCCCGCGGTCCTCGTCAACGGCGTAGCAGTCGACAACGAAACCTGTGTACTCGTCTCCGTGGGAGACAGGCATGCCCTGGACGTCGCCAGGGCCGTGGACGACGAAGTACTCCATCCACGCGACCGCAAGCCAGCCCAGAGAGCGGGATCGGTCGTGTCCAGGGGCGCGTACCGTGACGTGCGGCATCGACGCCCCCTCTCGTTGGTTAGCCGGTCAGCCTCGCTCGTCGTGAGTTGATGTCGGAGACGTTCTGAGGGGCCTGTACGGGCGCCTGACGGGCTGGCGTGGGGTCGTCGACCTTGAGCTTCAGACGCGCCCTGTCCTCCGGCGTAGCGCCGAATTTCGCGGCCCTGAGACGCACTTCAGCGGCTAGCGTCCACTGGCCCTTGGACCACATGGACGTGTGCATGAGTGCCGTGTCCAGGAGGAAAGCCCAGTCGGTGTCCGTGAAGGTCGATGCCTGCGGGGACTCGCGCCAGGTCTGCCACCACGCGACGGTCATGGGGTGCCACTCGTAGAGGTTGCCCTCCTTGTCGGACCCTAGGACTCCTTCAGGGAGTTCAGGTCCGCGTACCTCGTCGTCAGGGGTGATGACCGTCTCCGGGTCCGCAGCGTTTCGCCGGCGGCGCTTGGAGGGGTCCTTCGGGGCGGGTCCGCGGCCGGCCATCAGGTCACGTCCAGGGTGGCCGTGGTGGTGATGACGTACCTCGCGCCGGTCCCGTCTTTCATGTGCTCAAAGACGTCAGTGAACGTCGGGTCTGTGAAGTCCACATCCAACGGATTTACCTCGTCGATGACGAGCATAAATGGCGCAGGGTCGTCGGGGGTCGACGGAAGGTGCATCACCTGAAGACGTGCCATGGAAGGTACCTCCCGGGTAGGGGCAGCAGTTGCCGCCCATGCCGGGAGCTACTGCGTCAGCTTGGTCACCACCGCGGAGAGGTCCGCGAGGATCGACGGGGAAGAGCCATGTCGGCGACCCGTCATAGTGATGTAGCGGCCGGTCCCGTAGATCTCCACGGCCGTACCGTCGGGGCGTCGGATGCGCCGTCCATGTCGGACGTCAGCGCGACCCCAGATATGCAGCCCGTCGCCGGACGGGGAAACCTCTACGTAGGTGGCTCCCGCGTCGCGGAGAATGGCTGCAGCCCACGGGGCGAGTTGCCCGGTGAGTGTGTTCATGCAGTGGTCCAGGTCGATACAGACCACGTCGTCGACGTCGGAGAGGACGAAGCCCAGACCGACGCCGGCCGTCGACTTCACGGCCTCTGTGTAGCTGCTCCACGTCCGCGGGTCGGTGCTGGACGCCGGCATGTCGCCAATCGTCAGCGGGATCTTCGTGGAGGAGCGCCGTACCCACCTGTCGCGGGTCGTCAGCTCCACGGGGAGCGGGTTGTTCTTCGCCGCGCGATGCGACGCCACACGGCAGCGCGTGGAGCACGTCCGCGCGTGCGACCTGGCGGTAATAGGCATGTCGCCCCCGCACCAGTCGCATACTCGGTCGTCTCGCATCATGGCTCCAGTGTAGCAGCGGCGTGTAACACTTTCAGGTGTTTGACCTGCAAGAATCGTCAGAGAGACAAGAGCCGGCGAGTAACACTTAGCGCCTCCCGTGGCCCTCAGATGCCCCTAGAAAGCCCTGTGCGGGCGTCTGACGGCCTCCCAGCCGGCGCAGCTCCGCGGCTCAATTCCAAGTCCCCAGACCCGTACAGACAGCGAACACCAGCACTCTTACGGTCTTCAAGGCGGGCCGGCGGGGGTCACCCCCCTGGCTATGGGCTAGTCGATCTTGGCAGTGAAGCCGGCGCGAGCCTCGCGACGATCACCGTCCGCGTGCTCTCCCCTGATCTCCAGGCGAGCCGGCACGAGCGTCAGCGTGATCGTCGTCAGCGTTCGATCAGCCTTCGTTCCAACGTTGATCTTTGGTGCTCTTGCGAGACGACCAACGTCAACACCGTTGACGCTCACGCGCGTGACCATGAGTCCGTCCTCGCCCGTGTCCTCTGCCTCCTCCAGCACCACGTGTGCGCCACTCATGGGCGCTCCTGTGCGGGTGCCCATGCACGGTCACACGTCCTGTGTGAGCACACCTGCATGTGGTACTCCCTGTACAGCAGCCTGTGCACCCAATGGGTAAGGCGTGCCATCAGTCCTCCAGGGCAGGGTGTGTAGAAGGGGGCCGGTGCACAGATGCCCGGGTGATGCCGGCTGCTGTGCCGCCTTCACTGCTGGACTTCTGTCTGTGGTGCCATGGGCACAGCAGCTGTAGGTTCGCGTCGCTGTGGTCGTCTCCGTGGACGATGTGGTCCACGTCAGTGCCGGGTAGTTCGCACCGTCGGCCGTCGCTGTAGCGGGCTGTGCAGATGCCTCCGTCACGGCGGATGACGCGACGTCGGATGCGAGCCCAATCCTTCGGGAGGCGGCTGCGTCGGGTACTTCCGTCCCACGCCATATCGCCTCCTCCGCGGGGCTTGTGTTCTACGCTGTTGCTCATCCGCGTCCAGGGGAGGCCGCGAGCAAGGGGGTTGTCGTGGAGTTCAAGCTGTTCGGGAAGCACATCGCCGGCACACCGTCGCCGCTCAAGCCCGACTCCGCCGCTCTGAGGGCGTACAAGAAGGGGCTTGAGACGCATAGTCGCGTAGCCGTCGGAGGCGTTCACAACGTGGACCGGCTGGTCACCCGCGTCGAGATGGCTGGGTGGCGGCTGCAGTTCAACGAGCCGCATCCGGCCGGCGATCGAGTCATGCTGACGTTTCGCCGCGTGGACTCCTGAAATAGCTCAGCCCCGCTCACGGGATCGCTCCTCCGTGGCGGGGCTGCGTCTGTGGGCTACTTGATGCCGTCACGGTCGTCGCGATGGACGACCTTGACTGCCTTCGCCTGCGCCCCCGTGATGCTCAGGAACGATGCGGCTGTGCGGTTCGCTGCCACCGTCCGCCCGCATTGGTCGTAGACGATGCTCTGTCGACTCGGTGCGGCGTCCTGGACGTATGCGTGGCGCCCCGTCAGGGAGCAGCCTTGGTAGCGAACTCCGCCGGGGTTGGTGTAGCGGTGCGGGGCGAACGTCGGTGCTGCGGAGAAGCCCTGGAACGACCAAGCGTCGTCCATGCAGCCGATGAACTGGATCATGCCCTTCCAGGCAGAATCGATCACCATGTTCGCCGCATCCCGCGGCTCGAAGCGGACTCCGGTCACCGTGAGGTTCTGCACGGAGTCGAAGTGCGAGCCGGCGGGGAAGTTGAAGAACCGCGACGGCTTACCGTCGGGTCGCTTGCCGGTGAAGATCCATGAGCCACCACTGACGACGATCGAGCCGCCCTTGTCGAAGCGGAGGACGTCGCCACACGTGGGCTCCATCTTGCAGTCCCGGAAGCTGTAGTTCAGGAACTGATCCTGTTGTGGGAACTTCGGGCTCATCCCGGACCAGAACCACGCCGTCTCGTAGGAGCCGGTCACAGTGCAACGGTCGAACACGAACTCCGAGTTGCAGTTCGACGTCACGGGACCGTCAAGTCCGATGCCGTATGCCCACGTCCCGCGCCACTCACAGCGCGTCCATGTCCAGTCCTGGCAGGCGCCCGTGGACGTCGACAGGAGGTACGACGCAGCCTTGTTGGTGGAGCGGAAGCTGACGTTCTCCCACGTGACGCCCATCCAACGGTCAGCGTTGATCAGCAGAGGCTTAGCGGCCGTCATGACGATCTCGCTGGACCGCTTCCCGATGCCGCGGATCGTCAGCCCCTGCGCGCGACCAGCGGCCGGCAGGAGGATCGTGTCCGACACCGTGTAGACGTCAGACAGGAGCACGGTCACAGTGGCTACCGGGACGCTTCCACCCTTGTCTGCGGTCAGACGCTTGTTGACGTCAGCGAACATCGCCTGGAACGCCTTCGTGGCGTCCTCCCCGTGAACGGCTCCGTAAGCCTCCGGGCGGACGATGGTGGGGTGTTCGGTCGATGGGGGCGCAGGAGCGGCCTGGAGCGCCGTTACAGCGTCCTCCAGTGCCTTCGCGCGAGTGGCTAGCGCGTCGACGTCCTGTGTGCTTGCTACCTCTGTCGGCATTGCTGCTCCATGGTCGGGAGCGGCACGAGCGGTGGCCGCTCAGTAGGTGGTGTGTGGTCGGGATAGCAGGATTCGAACCTGCGGCCTTCCGCTCCCAAAGCGGACGCGCTACCAAGCTGCGCCATATCCCGTTTGAGCTTCGTGGCAGGGTTCGAACCTGCGATTACACCGCCGGATGATGTTCCCCGGCGCGCGTGTACTGCCTCACACCGCACGAAGCTTGTGCGTCGCCGTGGGATCGAACCACGCTAGCCGTTCCCAGCGCAGGCTTTACAGGCCCGCTTGCCTCCCAGGGCTCAACGCTTGGGGCTCCGGCCACGCCAGGATTGGGACCTGAGAGGGATGCCAGAGCCTTGCGGAAGGTGGAGGAGTTGAACCCCCAACGGGTTGCCCCGTGACGCTTTTCGAGAGCGCGTGGCACGCCAATGCCCGACCTTCCTTGACGTCGGCCGGCTATGCCGGATGCCTCCGGGAAGACGACCGTCCGCCGTCCTCGTCACCCGCTAGGCCACGAGGTACCGGGGAGCTACCCCGGTGACGACCCACCCGGCTTACCGGGGCTACGGTGAGCGTGCTCCGCGGCGGCACAGGGTCGTCAGTCGGCAGCGAAGGAATCGAACCTCCGTCTCCGGACCATTGCCCGGTGATCTCACCGCTAGCAGTCAATCCCGCAGGCGAGTGCCATGGTCAACCCTGCGGCGAGATGCGTAGCAGTACGTTCCCGTTGCCGGGCCCGCCATTGATCTAGCTGCCGAAGTACCGCACGAGGGATTCGAACCCCCAACCTCCTGATCCTGAATCAGGCGCCTCTACCAGTTGGGCTACTGCGGCATGTCGTCGTGCCACTCCTTCGCCTTCCCAGCTCTAGGCCAGGCGCGCAAGGCAACGACGATTCTGGGGGAGGAGGATTTTCCTGCCGGAGCAGCCCCTTACCTTTGCCGCAGCATCCCGGTTTCAATAGGGGGTAGCTGCTGCGCCACACGGCTCCCGGTCTGCCCCAGGTCACCGCGCGGCCGTACCCAAAAACGTCAGAGGCTGGCTCCGAGAGGTCCCGGAGTGCATGACGTCGGCCTGACGCAGTTGCCCGCGCCAGGGTGGTTCAGCAAGTCAGGCATCCCGACGAACGTCGGACCCAACAAGCAGTGGATGGGTGGGATTCGAACCCACGGCGATCCGCGCGTTGCCTGTCCGACGGCCCGCGAAACGTCTAGTCGGTGTCACCTTTAGGCCTGGATACTACTCAGGCACGCATCCACCTCCCCCGCCGTCCGTCCGTCCCCTGGACGTCAGCGGGAAGCCTTGGACGACCGGAGCGCTCAACCGCGCTCTACCGGAGGAGAGTACGGGAGCACAGGAGCGCTGCCGGCCGTCGGAGGGAAGCGGGCGCCGCGCCATTCGCCGGCGCCGCCACTCTTCCCTCATCTTAGTTATGTGGGGCATGTTTCACGGGAGTGATCTTGGTCCGCCTCCCCCTCCGGACAGGCCTGGTCCAAACTGCCAAACTAACCCCCTTTTTCACTTCTTCTCTAACGCGCGTAGCACTAAGTAGAAATAAGGGTCTGGTTTGTCATTCTGGCCAGTTTGGCACTGAAGTAGCTACGTAGAGCTACCAACTGAGGCCACACCACCACCGTCTGTAGTTATCCACAGGGGCCTGTGGACGACGGAGGCTTCGGGCGACGTCGACGAGGCGGACGGGGGAGGCCGACGAGGCACCCACGGAGGTCCGCAGGTGCCCCGAAACTCGTTGCCAACCGTTATCAGCCCGTTACCTTAGAGGCTCTCTTGGTGGACCACATCGTCCAATGCGTCCTGCTCCGGATCGACGTGCGTCCCGATGTCGAACGTCAACCGCTCTTCCGCGGGCGCTCTCCAGCGCTCCGGAGGATGCACAGTGATCCTCGCCCCCGCCTCGTGGAGCATCTGACGTCGCGCCAGGGGGTCGCGCGTGGCATTCCAGTCGTCGGCCCATGTGGTGTCCAGTTCGACGATCTGTTCCCGAGCCGGCTTCACCGGTTCCGCCTGCAGCTGCTCCAGCCGGTCGGAGCGTGCCTGCAGCTGCGTCATGACGCCGTCTGCTGCCGGTCCACGGAGCTGCGCCAGGCGCGCGGACAGTTCCGCCACGTCGGCCGTCAGGTCGGCGATCTCAGCGCGGTTGTCGACGCCCGCGACGCGGATGACCTGCGTGCGACGGAAAGGCCCCATGTGCGCCAGGAACTGCGTCTCCGCGTACTCCAGGACCGGGCCGGCGTAGATGCTGAGAGCGGGTACGCCCTTCGCGTGCTCCTTACCGATGCACCGGAAGATTTCCTTCTTCACCCCCGTCGGCTTGGCCTTCGCTCCCCGTCCGCCCTTCCGCTCCGTGTACCAGCTGATGTACATGTTCTGCCCGCAGACGCCGCACACGAGGACGCCCAGGAGCGGGTGGCCGTCATTGCGACGAGGCGCGCGAGGATCCAGCGTTAGCCGCTTCAGGGCCTCCTGCAATTGGTGCCAGGTGTCGTCGTCGATCAGCGGTTCGCCCTGCAGAACGGGCGCGCCTTCGTCGTTGCGGACCACGGTGCCGTCCTTCTTGACAAGGTGACCGCGCATGACGGGAGAAAGAAGCATGTCGCGGACAACGGTCAGCTGCCATGTGCTTTCCGGGTCAGCGTCCCGCGGAGGCGTGGCGAGTGCCGCCCGATGGTTCTTCGGCGTAATCGCCTCCATTGCCTCCAGCCAACGCATGATGTCGCTGTAGTTCTTGCCGGCAATAGCACGGGCCACCATGCCGCGTCGGATATCCGCGGTCGACTTGGCCGGCTCGTCTTTGTCGACGTGTTCGAAAAGCCACCAACCCTCGTTGCCGTCAGGGAACATCAGCCGTCCGGGTGCGTAGCCGTATGGCACGACTCCCCCGGGCCACCGTCCCATTGACTGGAGATGTGCGGCAGCTCCTTGGTTCCGCTCCATGATGGTCTGGCCTTCGAGCTGAGCGGCGAAGGCGAGAATCAACATGATGAGTTCGGACATGGGAGAACTGAAGTCCAGCTCCAGTTTGTCGCCCCCGGGCCCGGACGCGAACACGAGGCGCTTTCCGTGCTTCTTCGCGTAGCGCCCCAGATCCGCCATGTCGGCCATGGAGCGAACCGCGCGGTCCATGCGCTGCCAGATCATGACGTCCCACTCGTCGGGACGGTCCAGCCAGTAGGAGAGTTCCTCGCGCTCCCACGGAGTCGTCTTCAGTGCCGAGACGTCAAGGTCTCGCGCCCATCCGATGAACTCCCCACCCATGCGGTTGCCCGTGGTGGTTACGGTGGCTTCCTGGACCTCTGGTGACGTCGAAGCGTCGGTGTAGCGACTGATCCGTAGCGCCCCAACGATGCGGAGTCGGGCGTCTGTTGCCGGTGCGCGCCGTGGCGCGGATGGAGTCATGCGTCACATGATAGACACGTCAGTTGGCGTGCGCCAACCTCATCAACCTTCATGTCACTAGAAACTGCGTCCGCGCACGTGAAAGCCCCGCCCTCCCCCGGGGGTTAGTGGGAAGAGCGGGGCCAGTGGACGGACAGGGACCGTGCCGACCTCACATCGAGCATGGTCCCTACCGCCCTCCGCGCCACGACTGTGACGAGCCGTCACGCGGGTCTGTGGGCGAGCCGGAGTTCGGTCAGAGCGCGGGTGCTGCCGCCTCGTCCGTTTTCCGGTGCGCGTTAATCTCCTCAGCGAACTGCGCGGCGAGAACGTCACAGGCTGTCGGAGATGCCGGCTCCGTCGCGGCGATCCAGTGGCGGAGTAACGCCCCGCATACGTCGCACCCGGGATACGGCTGCGGGACAGGCGACTTGCGCGGGCCAGTGTCGCGGCGGGTCTCCGATTGGCTAGAGTTCTGCATGTCGTCGCTCCTTCGTAGCGTCGTCCACGCCCCCGGACCGGTCGCACGGTCGCGGGGGTCCTTCCATGTAGCAGCATCCTATAGAACGCTGCCGACGTCTATCGCTCGCACTGATGTGTCATGATCGTCTACGGTCCCTCACGTGATCGAGCTAGACGAGACGCGACCTAAATGGCGACAGGTGGCAGACATCATCAGGGCGCGGATTGGTGACGGTACCTATCCGGCCGGCTCGCGCGTCCCCTCCGTCGTCCAGCTGACGGAAGAATTCGGTATCGCGGCCGTCACGGCGCAGAAAGTGATGCGCGCGCTGCGGGAGGAAGGCGCCATTCGGACCGAGCTGGGAATGGGCTCCTACGTCACCGGCCGCGGAACGACGGAGCCCCGACCGAATTCACGGTAGGGGCTCCTCTGCTCAGTTCCTTGGGTCGGTTACCGATCCCAGTTCAGATCGTCCGACTCGGACGGGAGATCGCTGTCTCCCTCAGCCCAATGATTCACCCAGCCGCAACCTGCGCACGCGTAGCGGCCGGCAATACCGTGCACTTCGGTGCCGCATTGCCGGCAGTCCGTGCGTGTGATTTCCGTGTGCGTGACGCCTATGGTCTGGGTCTCAGGTACGGGGCGCGGGCTCATGATGCAAATGTACCGCCGTCGGTGCCGGCGCGACGCCTCCTTGCCAGCCGCAGTTTCCGCACGACCATCCCCCGGTCCCATTTTGCGCCGTCTGCGCTCCACATGCCGGACAGTTCATCGCGGTCTCCTCTTCGTCGATGCCTGTGCCCACTATCTGACGGCCCGTAGGACGCTTCTACGGTCACAGGGCAGACGAATAGGCCGCACGGGGACTATCGTCCTAGGAGGCCCAAACGTCCCTAGGAGGAGCCTTGAACACCGTGCTCCGCAATGCTATCGCCGACGCTGGTATGACCGCGGGACGTCTCGCCCGCACCGTCGGAGTTGACGCCAAGACAGTGGAAAGATGGCTCACGGATGAGTCCCGCGCCCCTCACCCTGGCACGCGGGAGGATGTAGCGCAGGCACTGGGAGTTGGAGCCGAGATGTTGTGGCCACGGTCCGTGCGGAACGTCATCAAGACCGGGCCGGACCGAGAGATCATCACGGCCTACCCGTACCGTAACGCGTGCCCAACGTCGGTGTGGGGCGGACTGATTGACGCCTCGTCGACGAGCATCACGTTTGCGGGGTACACGAACTACTTCCTGTGGCAGGAGCAGAGCCGCCTAGCCGACCGCTTGAAGGCGAAGGCTGCGGCCAGCTGCTCCGTGCGGTTCCTCGTCGGGGATCCCGCATCCGACGTCACGCGCCGGCGCGAAGAGATCGAAGGCGTCCCGCTCACCGTCGGCACGCGGATCCGGATCACCCTGGACGCGCTGCAGCGCATGGGCGACGTTCCGGGCATCGAGGCGCGGTACTCGGACGACCACATCGCCCTCAGTGTCTTCATGTTCGATGACGAGATGCTCGTGACGCCGCACCTGTCGTCGCTGCTCGGTCATGAATCGCCCATGTTGCACCTACGACGGCTCGGTGACGACGGTCTGTTCGACAGGTTCGCCGGCCATGTGGCTGCCCTGTGGGAGCACGGGCGTCCCGTCAACGGCTGACCCCAGAAACGCAAAGAGCCCCCGCCGCGGATGCGACGAGGGCTCTCAGTATGGCGCTTAGCGTGGGTACCAGCCGAGTGACTGAAACAGCAGTGTCAGCAGGTAGACGATGCCGCCCAGTCCGCTCATCCACAGCCAGTGAGACAGCCACCACGGGGTCTTGTAGTTGTCGCTCATGTGGTCTCCTCCGTCAATGGCCGGCAGCAACGCTCCGGGTATGTGCACTCGTCCGCCGGGTGCCAGTCTCCGCGGCAGCCGCACGGGCAACCACCGATCAGTCCGCGGGCGATCAGGCGACGAGCCTTCGCCATGAAGAGGTTCTCTGGCACGGGGCCGACGGCCTCTTCCAGGTTTGCGTGGACTTCCCAGCGCGTTCGCCAGCGGGATGAGGAGAGGGCGGGAGCGTCCCGGACAGCTGTCACGAAGACGTCGTCGGGGATGTCCTTACACTGCATGGTCATCGCTCCCCTGCCGCCGATCCAGCGTCTCCGCAACGTTCTCCAGGCCGGTGCGAACGCCGCGCCACGCCTTCCGCATGCTGGCACGCTCCCACGCGTTGTAGTGGTCACACAGCCCCAACACGTACGGGCATTCGTCGCTGCACTGCGAGTCGTCAAACTCATCCGGGACAACGGCGTCTTCCGCCTCCTCCGCGGCCCGGAGGAGCGCGCCGGCCAGCTCCCGGGCCCGCGCGGGAGTGAAGCTGTCCGGGGCGAACTCCCCGGGGACGTCGAAGTACACGGAACCCCGACGCCACTCCTGCAGCCGTGTCCAGTGCATCATGACCGCGTAGTCGGGAACAGTGAACACGGAGTATCCGTCTACGTCTGCGTGGAGGTTCGTTCCCTCTACGTTGTTGAACTCCATCACTTCTCCTCACGCGCCAACGGTGCGGCGGCTGTTAGCAAACACTGTAGAACACTCGCGCATGTCGACGAGCGGGCCAGGGAACTTCGTGATCCTCGGGTTGGGACCGTTGGCTGCGCCCCGAACGGTCACGTCGCTCAGTCCCAACGCGTCCGCAGCTTCGCTATACGTCACGAGAACGGGCTCCTGCGGCTCTTCTGCGACGGGTGTGGGGTCTTCCTGCTCCAGCTCCGGGAAAGGCTCTCCAGCGTCCGCCTGCGCCCGTCGCTCAAGCTCCTCACGGACCCACTCAGGGGCGCGAGGCTCGTCGTCGACGGCGTCGTCCGCCGGCGGGTCGATGTGAAGCACGTGAGCGGCGACCAACGGCGGAACGGCGGAGACAACGACGACAACCCACAGCGTCGGGCCGAAAACAGTAGCGGTGATCACGTGTTCCGTGACCTGCGCAGCCGTTGCCATGAGGAGCGCCAGGAGAGCGCCGATCGTTGCGTTGCGGGAACGGCGCTTCGCCTCGTTCTCGTAGCGCGTTCCGACGGCAACGCGAGCCGCCTCCTTCTGCGCCTTCGCAACGCTCGCCCCGATCGCGGCGTAGAGACTCATCACGGCCGGCATCAGCCAGGCGAAGCGTGCGTCCCAGCCGGCCATCTGCGCGAGCGCGTACTCACCGGGTGCGGAGAGCGCCAGGGCGGCGTAGAGAACGGCGGTCTGGCCGTACTTCCTGGCCAGTCTGACGTGTGCGGGGGTCTTCGGCATGGCTCCTCATTGGTGTGCACGGGGGTGTCGGTAAGTGGTGCGGGTGGAGCCCCCGCCATCGCAACTGGCAGGGGCTCCACGGGGGCTAGCGGTGGTACGAACACGAGTTGTGGCCGCGGACTTTCATCCGCTTGCACTTGCCCCCGCTCGCTGTTGGGGCTCCGCACTGCCGGCGCGGGTCGTGACTGGCGCACACCAGACAGCCGGGCTGCACCAGGTTGATGCAGCCGTAGCCGTTTGACGTGAGGGCCATGCATCGGGCACTCACAGCGCACCGCATGTCCGGCAGAAGGTGTACAGGTGGCCGTACTCGCCGCTCTCGATCTCACTCCGGGTCCGTCGAACACGCCTGTCGGTCTCGCTGACGGGACGGTCGTAGGCCCGGTAACGACGGCTGCACAGGGCACGCCCGTCAGGGCCGAAGCGGTGCTCAACCTTCCCGGTCGCGGTGGACGCCCAGTCCTCGGGCTCGGAGACGGTCTCCGGCGCGTCGACCTGGACCAGGCGGACCTTGCGTCCGTCCTTGTACTCGATGGCGTAGTCCGTGCGGGAGATGGAGGACATTGTCCGGACGTCGCGCCTGCCGGCCATCATCGCGTGGTTGATCTCCGCCAGGCCATCCTTGACGCTGATCTGGGTGGCGGTGCCGTTCTCGGTGCGGCTGTAGATCTTCATGATGCTCTCCTCCCGCCTGACCCTTTGTGAGTCCCTGGCGTGGCTCAACTATGACACACTTGAGTCGGCCGACACAAGTCCTACCGATGAACTTCCGTAAGTCGACTCACGGAGCATCGCCACGAGCGCTCCCCCAGGCAGCTCCACCACCCATCCGCCGCGGACTCTCGTCCGCCCGTAGCCGGCGCTCACAGCCTGGCGGAGGAAGTGGCGGTGCGCCACGTCGTCGACGATGCCCGTCGCGCCGTTCTCCAGCGTCAGGCGGTAGCGCATCCCCGCTCCTTCGCCCTCGTCACGACGACCTTTCGGTCCGCGGGGATGACGGCGTCTCCTCCGCCCACGAAGCTGATGTGGACGTGCCGGCGGAGCGCCGTGGGCCAGGTGCTGTGTGCAGCCGTCCGCTCGTGGCTGTGGAGGGTGAAGACGTCGCCGGCTCGGATGTCGCGGGCGGTGATGGTGATGGTGACGTGGGCGGGGTCGATGGACACGGTGGCCTCCTTCACGAGTGCCTTGCGGTTGATCGCGACGACTACGGGTCGCTCTTCGACGACGACCGGAGCGGCCTCCGCGCGCTGCTCGACGCACCAGTGGTGGCCGCACTCCCCACCGATCTCCATCGGGTGACCCTCGTCGCACAGCTCGAAAGTGCCCGGGGCGAACCACTCGGCTCCGAAGCGACCGCTGGAGGGGCCCTCCACATCAGTGAAGTCAATGGTGTTGCGCAGCCACTTCAGCGCGTCCTCTTCGGTGCCCAGGTGCTTACCCATGTCGGCGCCGTTCAGGGTCACGCGGGTGTAGCCGAAGTCAGCGCCACGAGCCTTGACGACCTTCAGCTTGCGGCCCTTGTAGGTCTCGGTCTTCATGGTCTCTCCTTCGTCAGTCCCTTGCGATGTCTCGATGATGGCACACTTGAGTCGGCCGACACAAGTCCCTTCGGCGAACTTCCGTAAGTCGACTCACGCACCTACACCCGACGCAGCAACGAGAACCCTGTCCCGTTCCCCACGCAGGTCTGCAGGACGAGCGCCGGCGAGCCAGGGAACGCGGGGATCGACCCGCCCTGACGACCAATCCGCAGGTGGCCGTAGACCTCGTAGGTCCCCGCGAGCGGACCGGAGATGACGCGTACCTCCTGGCCGACAGGGACGCGGGAGAGCCACTGGTACCCCATGTAGTTGTGACCGGCCAAGATGTTCCTGGCGTACATCGTCAGGGCTCCCGCGTCGATGCACTCCTGAGCGTGGCCAGTGCAGTCACGGTAGAAAGAGATCCGGATGTCGGCCGGCGGGGTCGCGATCGGGTGGCGCTTCGTCGGTGTCGTCGACGGGGTGGCGATGTGCTCCGCCGTCAGTGCCTTACGCTCCCCGTGTCGGCTCGTGTGCGTCGACGTGCGCGGCTTCGGGGTCGGGTAGTACGGCTCGATGCCCTCCGACGTACGGGAGAAGTACGGGGCCGGCGCCATGTCCTCCCCCGCGCTGTGGGGCTGCGCGAGAGCGGCCGCCAGGGCGAGCGCGGTTGTGACGCCAGCGGTGACAGCTGCCGCGCGGAGCGGGGTGCGAGAGGGACGGCCAGTGTGGGCGAGACGCTCCAGCGGGCCTCCCCCGAACTCCCGCGCGAAGCGGAAGCCGTCCAGGATGGTCAGCTCTGACAGCCGACGCTCCGCCTCATCCCCCGTCAGCCGCTCCACGCTGATGACTCTCTTCTCCGGCGTGAATTGGTAGGTCTCGAACTGCGTTACCTCGTCGTCGTGAGTGACCCGGACGCGGGTGCCGTCGCTCAGCTTGTAGATCATCGTCACTTCTCCTCTTCCCTCGTCGGCGTCGGTCCGCCGGCCTTGCGCATGTCCGTGTGGAGCTGGCTGACGGCCGCCTTGCGGCTCGTCGTGGCCGTTGCGTGGAAACGGTCGAACGCTGCCTGTACGGCGGCGTCGCGGGATGAGTGGGTCATGCTGCTTCCTCCCCCGTCCGGGAGAGCGCCTCTTCGAAGAAGATCGCTATCCGCTCGCCGTGGATGAGGTACTCCGCCACACGGTCGGTACCGATGTGCGGGTAGGTCTCCACCATCCTGCTCGCCCGGGCGCGGGCCACATCGACGGGGATCTCCGGGAACGCATCCACAAGTTTGGCTGCTGCCCGTCGGATCTTCAGGGACTTCAACATCGTTCCTCCTCCTTCGTTGCTCATAGCCGGATCACGTCGACGTAGTTGCCGCGCAGGTAAGTCATGATCAGCGGGTGGCCGTTGGGCCAGTCCCGTAAGTGCGTCTGCACTCGCATGACACTCGTGGAGGTCACCCACACGTCGACCACACGCGCGAGCGGGACACGGTGTCCGTCCAGGAAGCCGACGAGCCAGTCTCCGGGGCGGATGTCGGGGAAGCTGGGGATGTCCATGCCGCCTCCTTGCGGTCCGGCTAGACGCCGCTACGGGCCCACAGGCCCACGGCCAGGATAAGTACGAGCGGCACGCCGAACGAGACAGCTGCCGCGCCCCACGTTCCGAACCCCACGACGATCGCGAGAATCGGGAACGGCAGCCAGATGGCGGCGTATGCCGTGTAGTCGACCAGTGGACGCTTCATCGTTCCTCCTACGGCTTGATCTTCGAGTGCCCCGCCGCGGATTCGAACCGCGCGCCCGCCGGCACTGGGGGTGTCGGGTTGATCGGGCGATGCCTAGACGGGGCGGACGGGTCAGTGGGTTCGCCGAAGCACGATCAGGAACACCGTCAGCCACAGCGCAACCGGTGCGCCGAACGTGACCGCCGCATCGGCGTTGCTGTCGACACCGACAGTCAAGCCCAAAGCCGCAAACGGGACGAACCAGGTTGCCATCAGGCCCACCATCGTCTTCTCGGTCGTGTCCATATATCTTTCTCCTCCTACGGCCTGCCTCATCAGCGCGGGTAGGCCAGTCCCCGCGGACGCCCCGGAGGGCGTTTCGGCTATCAGCAAGTGTGCTTGCCGTCGTGCCCAGTGGGGCTCACGCAGTAGATGTAGGCGACCACTCCGCTGCTGAGGGCGACGTCCTGCGGGCCACACTCGGCAGGCTTCCAGGCCGCTTCGGTGCCGTGCCATCCGACGGGAGTTCCGACGATCCACACGGCTCCGTCGGTCATGGTCAGGGAGCGGACACCGCGCGCGGTGCGGGCGTTGGAGCTGTCGGCGTCGATTACCTGGAACTTCAGACCCGACTCGTGAGCGACGGTGGTCTTCATAGCTCCTCCTCCTGCCGGACTTTCCGTAAGTCCTTGGCGTGGCTCCATAGTTGCATACTTGAGCCGACCGACACAAGTCCCTTCCGTGAGTCGACTCACGGAACGACGAAGGCCCGGAGCCGAAGCCCCGGGCCCTGTGCATCACATGCCGATCGCGAACCGGAGAAGACTGGTCTGGTCACCCTGGCGTACGGTGCCGCGGGTGTTGACGACCTCCAGCTTCCAGGTGTCGCCGGCCCGGTACGCCTTCGCCACGGCGCACGCGTTGCCGCTTCCCAGGAGGGACGGCCAGATGTCGGCCATGATGCCCGGAGTGCCGTCGCTGCTGTCGTAGACCTTGAAGCTGACGTTCATGGCCTTCTCGAACGAACTGCCCTTCTTGAAGGCGGCGCAGACGAACAGGATGGCGTCAACGTTGCCGGGGACCTTCGTGAAGTCGACGGTGATCGTCTCGTCGTCGCCCTCCCCGCGCCCGGTCTGGTTGTCCCCGCTGTGCACCACGGAGCCGTTCTGAACGGGGTCCAGAGAGTCCAGGCCGGCCAGGCGGACGGGCTCACCGCCCTGCATCAGGATGGCGATGGCGTCCAGGTCGGTCCCCCGCTGACGCTTGGCCCACCCCATGACGCCGCCAGCTCCGCCGGCCGACGCATCCCATGAGGCGCCGATAGCCAGCTTGGTGACGCCGGGAAGGTCGGCGGCGCCCATGTCCTTGGTGAGTGTGACGGTTGCAGTGGTCATGCTCTCTCCTCAGTGAGTGATACGTGGTCCGTGAGTCGACTTGCGGAGGTCAACCGGCGAGAAACTCCGCCAGGCGGATGATGTCGTCTGCGGTGTGCTCGGTGCCGGCCAGGTGCTCCTTCGCGCGGGCCACAAGGGCGTCACGGTCGGTGGTGGCGCCAGCCGACAGGACGTGCTCTGAGGGCTTGTCCACCAGTTCCACCGAGTAGAGCCAGCATGCGTGCTCCGCCTCGTCCAGCAGCACGTAGTACGGAAGCCGCGCGTCTCCGAAGTCGGTAGCCTGGATTACCCCGGTCCGGCCGGTGTAGTAGCTGTCATCGTCGGCCCGATCGGCCTGAAGGACGCGCACCCGGTCACCAACTCTGATGTCTGCCATCACTTCTCCCCCGCCAGGTAGTCGGCCAGCTCGGTCAGGTCGAACGCGGTGTAGGTCTGGCTGTTGATCATGAGGTCGGCGGCCTGCTCCAGCAGTGCCGCGCGAGACCGGGTGGGAGCGGAGTCGTCCAGGGCAACGATCTTCGACGCGTCGATGACGGGCTCGTCGTCGACCCGTTCCACATCGTCGGGGTTCAGGTACCAGAGGCCGTTCGCGCCAGCGCCAGCAACTCGGATGTCGTAGTCGGCCACATCGCGGACGGTGTAGATCTCGCCAGCCCGCACCCTGGCTCCGCGGGATCCAGCGGTGATGATGCGGACACGGTCGCCGACCTTGATAGCCGGCTTCGGATCCGCTGCCTTCTCTCCCCCGTCGACCTCGTCGGCCAGTGCCAGGATGCCGCGGGCGAAGGTGCGTGCGTCGGCCGGCGTCAGGAACGGCTCCGTCGCCATCTCGTCGTCCGCGAACGCTTCGACGATGACGGATGTCCCATTGTGGTACGCCGTCAGACGCTGGCCGTCGTCGTGGCGGCATTGTGCGGTGTGCTGCGTCCTGTGCTCGGTCATGCTCTCTCCTCTGTCGTCATGCTCAGTAGCTCCGTAAGTCGACTCACGGAGGTCAGTCGACGAACTCCGCATCGAAGAGGCGGGAGTCCTCCAGCGCCTCCACGGCCGCCAGGACGTCGGCACCCCACAGGGCGGCCTCCTCCGGGCGGACTCCCTGGAGGTCGTAGTCGTCAAGGGACGGGTACGGGTACATGGGTTTTCTCCTGTCGAGTGAGTGCTTTACGCGGCGATGTTGTGGCGGCCGGCCACGGCGCGGGCGTTGTCGATTCCGCGGGTGCGGAGGACGCGAAGGGGAGCCTTCTTGACCTGGAGGTCCGCGCTTGCCTCGTCCTCCGTCAGACGCTGCATGCCGATGCCGTAGAAGGCGCGGAGTGCGAATGCCTGGCGCTGCGGAATCTCCGTCAGCAGCCAGCGGGCCAGGTCGCGGCGCGCGGTGGTGTCGGTGAAATCCGACGAGGCGTCGGGGATGAGATCAGAGAGCAGGATGCTTCCGTCCTCCCCCACGGCGCCCCGGACGACATCCTGTGGGGCGTCCAGACACTGCGTCTCCGCAATTGCTTCACGAATTGCCACGAACGCTTCACGCGACATCCGTCGACGGGGGTCAGTGTCGCTGGATACGATCATCCAAGCGCCTTCGACGTCGCCTTCCGTGTCCCAGAGTGCCCGCCGCACACGCAGTGCCGCGGACGCATCCACGGAGAGCTGCGTCGTGGAGCCGAGCCACTCCTCCGCAACGGCGCGGCGGATGGCGTTGTATGCGTAGGTGGCAAGCGTGGCGGCGCTGGCCTCGGTGTCGTAGGAGCGGGTGTTCTGGAGGAGTACCGCGCGTGCCTCCTGGATCAGGTCGTCGTTCTGCTCCCGCGTTGCACCCGGCGCCGTGGTCCGGATGATCCGCCACATCATCGGCTCGTATGCGCTGATGATCTCCCACATGGCGTCCTGGTCGCCGGCCTGCGCTGCCTGGATCTGCTCGGTGGTGACGGTGGTCGACATGTGGGCTCCTCGTGAGTTCGTCTTGTGTCTCAGTTATGTGGGGGTAGAGCGAAGATGTTTCACGTGACTTTTGTGACCTGGACCACACAGCTAGGCGGTCGTCAGGGCGCGACAAGCCGCCGCGTGTCCGGGTAGTGGTGAGTTGAAGGCGCCCCCCGTGTCGGCCCGGGGGTGCGCGGTGCTCCGTGAGTCGCCTTACGGAGGTCGGATCAGGCGGGCAGATCCTTCACGGGCCAGCCGAACGCGTCGGCGATACCCACGTCGGCCATGGCCTGTGCGCAGCACTCCCAGCCGGCCATCCGGTAGAGCGCCGTGACGTCGAGCCAGGCGACACCGTCGTTCATCAGCTGCGCATCGAGCAGCCCCGCCATCTCGTGCAGAGCGCCCAATTCGTCAGGCGTCCTCTGCGGTCCCGTCAGCATGATCGTCATTGAATCCCCCCGGGACTAGGACCGGCTCCTCCCCCTCCCATCGGGCGAGTGCGCGATCCATTGATGCGGTGGTGCCTCTCACGTAAGCGACCGCGTAGGTCACGTAGTTGGCACCGGTTTTCAGTTCTTCGAGCAGAGCTTCCCGGGCGGAGTCAAGTGCTGTTCGCTCGGTCGGGCGGGAGGGGCCAGAGGTTGCCTTCCGACCGGTTCCGTCCGGGTCCACGTCGGGCAACCTCCCCGGCATGGTCACTGCGTCGTCGTAGACGGAGATCATGTGACGTAGCTCGGCCAGCTCCCGTTCAAGAGCGTCGGCCAAAGTAGTCAAATGTTGTCCTTCTGCGACGTGATGAGGACTGTAGGTCACTGCACCTCCACGGGCAATTGCCAGACGGCGGGATCATGATGGGTGTTACCTGGGGTATGCACCGATTTGACCGGTGAGTGTGTACTGAGAGTTAGTCATACTTGTGTCGGCCGACCCATCCGACCTGCGGTTTTGTCGGCCGACTCAAGACACGGCCTGTCCCACAGCCGTGACCAACTCGTTATCTTCTGAAGTTGTGAAGAACGTGTGCGCGGTCGATATCGATCTTGTTATGCGCGCTCCGTAACCGGCATGTCGCCGTCCGTATCTAGCTGACCTGCAACAAGCGGGAGCCATTCGGACATGTCCAGGTCGCTCTTCTCCCGGTTGCACCCGGCGCACGCCGGAGCGAGATTGCCCCACTCGTGAACGCCCCCTTTTGCAACCGGAGTTATGTGGTCCACTTCGGCTACAACCATTGGGCCGAATGACGAGTCACAGTAAGCACAGGCCCACCACTCCAACTCCTCCCACCGTCGCAGAACGTCACGGCGAGAGGGGCCGGAGTCGGGCTCCGCGGGACGCATACGGGGCGAAATGGATACAGGTCGAGCCACGGACCGGGCGGCAGAGGGACGGAATCCCGCCACCGCCCGGTCAACTCCGGTCACGCGTTGGACAGATGGCGCTGGCAAGCGACGGGCAGTCACTTCCGAGCCTCCTCCGCAGCGCGGGCGGCGTCCGGGTGCGCTGCGTACCAGCTGTCGTTCGCCATCATCGTGTCCGCCTTCTTCATGTAGAGAGATCCCCACGACGCTCCGCCGACGTCAGGATCCGTCCCCAGCGGGATGCCGCGGAGAGACATCGTCATCGCCTCCCCGATCTCCCGGGCGACTTCCGCAGCGTCGTTGTCAGTGGCGTCTGCGACGATTTCATCGTGAACGGGAAGCAGCACATGAGGAGTGAGACCACGGGCGTGGATCTCCAAGAGCCCCTGCGCGAAGATGTCGCGCGCGGTGCTCTGGATCTCCCCGTTGAAGCTGGCGTATGCCGCGTCCCTGTCGAAGACGAGTCGCCGGCCGGAAGGGGTGCGGAGCGTGTACCCGTCGCGGATGACCTGACCCTGGAGGTTCCTGATGTAGCGGGCCAGTTGCGGGTACGTCCGCTTGTAACCCTTCACGGCATCCTGCGCGGCAGCCAGGGAGAGCCCGGTCTGAGCAGCGATCGTCTTACCGCCTCCCCCATACGCGACGCCCAACTGAACGACCTTCGCCACCTTCCTCTGAGCGGGAGTGAAATCGGGGCCGTACACGCTCGCGGCCGTCAGATTGTGGAGGTCGTCCCCACGGAGGATCGCTGCCGTCATCCGTTCGTCGCCCGACAACGCCGCCATGACGCGCGGCTCAACGGATTTGTAGTCGACCGAGATCATCCGGTGTCCCTCGTCGGCGATGACGCCATGACGGATAGTCCACAGTCCCGAAGGCAGTTGCTGGAAGGGCGGATCCGAGATCGACATACGCGCCGTCCGTGCCGCAAGTGCGCCGATCTTCGGATGCACCCGGTCGTTCTCGTCGGCCGTCCGGAGCATCGCCTCCGCGTAGGACGTGCGCCACTTCGACGCCCGCTTACTGCGAAGCACCGCCATGGCGAGCGGGTTGGGAGTCCGGGACTCGATGGGCTCCCAAGCCTTGTCGACGTCAGCGAGGCGCTTCAACACGTTGCCGTCGACCTGGACCGCTCCGCCGGCGGTCCGCTCCGGAATGTGCTCGCCCATACCGAGCAGCGCTTCAGAGAGCTGCTTCGTACTGTTGACGTTGGCGACGCCGTACTTCTTTGCCTCCTCCGCCCACCGCGCGGATTCCTCCAGCAGCTCCGCGGAGAGTTTCGTGATGTACTCGCGGTTGATGCGCATGCCGCGTCGCTCAACGAGGGCGCAGACGTAGCCCACCTCGTGCTCGAAAGGGATGAGCGACGGATTGATTCCGAGTTCCTTGACGCGTGCCTGGAGCTTGGGAAGGAGTCGGGACGTCAGGATCACGTCGCCCGCAGCGTACGAGAGAAACTTCGGGTTGTTGATGTCGATGTGTCGCCAGCCGCTGTCCTTGGTGTGGCCGATCTTGTGGAACTCCTCGTACAGACCGGCGGCCGTGTCCGGGGCGGACGGATCCACGTAGTGCGCGGACGCGTCTTTGAGCCCGTTTCCTACACCCCCCTGGTCCCTCCGGCGAGGGTCTGCGAGATGACTATGGATGTAGGTATCCAGCACCTTCGGCGCCATCATCTCCAGCGTGACGCCGGGAAGGTGGCGGTCGAACGCCAGCATGTCGAAGTTGCGATTCTGCATGGACATCATCGGCAGGGTCTGGATCGCCCACGCAGCCAGCTGCTGCAGCTCCGACCCCAGTTCGACGCGCAAAACCCAACCCTGATCCGCGGTGCCGAACTGCACGGTCCGCAGGAAGTGCCCCGGGATGAAGGTCCCTAGCCCCACCGTCTCGCTGTCCACCGCCACTCGGATCCCGCGGTTGGCGCAGTCCGTAATGTACTCACGGAAGAGTCGGAAGTCGTCGGCGTTCTCCGGCACGTAAGCCGGAAGGTCCTGCCCCAGTACGGGGAAGCTGTGCATGATCACTTGAGGCTCCCCCATCGCTGACCGCTGCTGATTTTCGTGATGGCCTGACGCTTAACGTCGAACTGGTCCGATATCCACTGATGCGTTCGGCCTGCCGCAAGCCACGCTCGCACCTGGCGAACGTCGTCGTCCGTCAGCTTCGCGCACCCGTTCTGCATGCCGCACGTGACGGTCCCGTGCCCCTCCTTGTGGCTCGCGTTCTCGACGGGGTCGGACCACTTCAGGTTGGACAGGCGGTTGTCGGTCTTCACACCGTTCAGGTGCGCACCTTCGGGCCGGTCGGCCGTAGGTTCACCGCGGAAGGCGGTCAGGACTATCCGGTGCACATACCGCTGAGACTTCCGCCCCTTCGCACACAGGGTCACCGCGTGGTAGCCATCTCCAGAGTTGCGGGGCTTTAGCACCCACCCGCGGATCCCACGGACGCGCCCCATGTCACTCACGGAGTAGCCCGGCCACCCCTCAACCTCTCTCCACTGCTCACCCATCACGCCTCCTCCCCAAAGATGTTGGTCGGACCGGCCGGTACCTCTGCCTCGTCGATGCCCTCCGCAAGTCGACTCGCGCGCTCCTTTTCCTCATCAGTCAGGAGGCGAAGCCCGTCGAAGCCCCAAGCGCCACGCTTCTTGGCCTTCTTGAACCCGCGGCTCTCAAGCTCCACCGCCAACGCCCAACCCGAGAGCCGTTCCTTACGGTCAAGTCCGGCGTCTTCCGCCCATTCCGCGTACGCACGCCTGACAGCCATGGGAGCCACTCGCGCGCCGTCCTCGCGGATGGTGCACGCGGTCAGGAACTCCTGGAGGCGGTCCTCCGACTCCTTGTAGTCCTGCGTGGCAGTGGCGACGGAGGACGGCTCTCCAAGTCCCTGCGCGTACCACTCCACGGCGCCTGCGACGGCCCACGCGAGGATCCCCTCCGACTCCGCCCGCAGCTTGGAGGGGAGGGCGGTGTCCTTGTTGCCCAGCGCGTAGGAGAACGTCGCGTCGAAAGGAATCAACTTGACCCGCCTCCACGTCCCCTCGTCCTGCGACAGGATCGCGGGCTTGAAGTTGCCGGCCACCAGGAGCAGGAACGACGGCACGTAGGTAAAGGGGTTCTGGTTCAGGAAGCGGCACGTGATCGGGTCGCCGCCCGTGAGCTGCTTCACGAGTGCCTCCGCCAGTCGGCTGTACTTCTCCGTCTCGCTCGCCGTTACGAGCCGCGCACCGCGCAAGGAGGCCAGCTCCGGGGACGCCTGGCCGACGTTCACCGATTTCTCGAAGGTGTGGAACTGCGTCGCCTGCGTAACACCCTTGAACACGTGGATCAGCGCGTCCAGGAATACGCTCTTCCCGTTGCTCCCCTGCCCGTGCATGAAGGCGAAGCAGTGCTCAGACGTCGATCCCGTGCAGCCGTAGCCGACGAGCCGGCGCATGAATCCGGGGAGATCCGGATGCCCGGGGAACACTTCCGTCAGGAACTGATTCCACCGCTCCGCGGGTGCATCAGGATGGTAGGCGACGTCAAGACGCTTCGTGATCATGTCCGCCGGGGTGTGCGGGTGCAGCTTCCCCGTGCGGAGGTTGATGGTGCCGTTCTCCACACTCAACAGCTCGTGGTTCGCGTCGAAGTCGCTAGCCTTTGCCGGCACACCGGGGACGCTGGGCAGCTCCTTCATTACGGCGTCGATGCTGCGGTTCGTCAGGGCCTTCAGCGCAAGCTTCCGGTCCGCGTCCTCTCCCGTGGAGAGCAGTTCCGCGCCCAGCAGGTGCAGGGACTCGCGGACTGCGTTCGCGTCCTGCCGCCACACGCGGCCGTCCCAGACGAGGAAACCGAGCCCCGCCGCGTACCGGACTCCGCCCCCCTTGCGCGCCATGAAGTCACGGAGTCGGACCGCAACGCCGACGTCGGAGTTGTCGAACAGCTGACGCGACGAGACGTCCATCAGCTCCAGGGCTGCATCAGTCGCGGGCATGTCGACCTCCTCCTTCGGCGATGTGGTGGTGGCTGGCTTCGGCTGCTCCAGGGCAACGACAGGAGCGGATCGGACTGCGGCATGCAGTGCTGCCGGGAAGGCGTCGGTGTCACGCTCCCGCCAGTCGGTCAGGTCGTCGCCCTCGTGCGGGATCTCCAGGCGACGAACCATGACGCCGGCGCGGACGAGTGCCTCCGCCAGGGAGTCGGTAAAGCCAGCTCCCGCGCGGTCCCTGTCGCCGCAGATGACGACGTCCAGGTCCCGCAGCCCGTCGGCCAGTTCGGCGACAAGGGCGGCGTTACGGGCGAGACCAGCCCCGCGGACAGCCACGGCGTCGTAGCCGGCACCGACGGCGCTAAGTGCGTCGCCCGGTCCTTCGGTGATCAGGATGGTGTCGAAGTTCGCGCCGGAACGAAGGACGCCGTACTTCGCCCACGTCCGCCCCTCCACGTTGGCCAGGGAGACCCAGCGGGCAGGGCACTTCGTCGACAGGTCGCGGCCCTGCAGCCCGCGAATGACGCCGTCGAAGCCAGCGAGCGGCACCGTCACCCGCGGATACCGGGTGAAGCCACGGCTGAGCCAGGGCTGAGGGCGGGCACCCGGCGCGCAGTAACCGACGTTCAGATCTTCGGCCAACTCCGGCGTCACGCCGAAGCGGTCGAAGATGTAGAAGGCGGCTTCGGAGTCCGGCGCCAGGGCGGCCGACGTCTCGTCGACGAACATCCGCAGACCGGCGATCTCCCCCGGGCCGATGGACTCCGGCGCCTTCGCGCTGATGGTGCGCGCGCCCTGGCCGTCGACGTTGTACAGGTCCGGCCCCGTCAGGTTGAGCTTCCGCAGGATCTCCGCCCGGTCACAGCCTGTACGGCAGACCATCAGAAGCATGCCGTCCGACTTGAGCGTCAACTTCAGCGACGGGTGATTCTGGTCGTTGTGCGCGGGGCAGAGGGCAAGGTAGCCGTCGTGGTCCTCCTTCACTCCGCTCAGTCGCCCCAGAATGTCCGTGAGCTTCAAGGTCTCTCCCCTCGTGGTGGACGGTCTCGATACGCCGAAAGCCCCCGGGACCGAAGTCTCCGGGGGCTGCGTCGTGCGTGAGTCGGTTTACGCGGGTGCTGTGGGCTAGTCGTGCTCGTAGAAGTCGACGTCGATGCCCTCACGTCGGACCGTCACGCTCGCGTGGTCGCCGAACGCCTCCATGAGAACGTTCTCGAACGCGCCGCCCTGGATCGCACCGCTGAGAGCCTGGACGCGGAGATACCGTGCCTCGTCCGGGCCCTCATACGGCAAGAACTCCCTCGTCTCCCACAGGTAGGGCCGGCGGCCAAGGGACGGATGCTCGCGGTTATCGGCCTCCAGGTCGTAGAGGTCGTCGACGTCCGCGTCAGCGTCCGTCCGCACCCACAGCCCGTACACGGAGAACTCGCACGGATCGCCGTCGTTGAAATACGGCGTGTACTGCTGCCACCCGAACTCAGTGATCGTCGGATCGTCCAGTACGGCCTGCATGACCGGCTGGAGTTCCTCAATCGGCCGCTGAGCCACGCGAGTGCTCGGCGTGGTGTAGTCGCCCTCCACAGGGATGCCCAGGAAGTTCCGGGTACGGGTCATGACGCGTCTCCTCCCGGAGTGTTGAGCAGCATGTGTGAAAGAGGAACCGTCTTACGACGAGCCCCGGACATCCATGGCGCGATGGCCATGCCAGCGATGTAGTCAGCTGGCGATGGCAGCCATCCGAGATCCTCCAGGATGTGCCGTTCGGCGATGAGGCGGACGGGGATCTTCTTCCGACCCACTGTTAGCGTGTCACCGAAGACGCGCTGACAGAGGTACACGCCGGCCGTGTGGTGGTACAGCGACCGGTGCCGAACGTCGCCGATGATCTGCTTGGAGCTGTCGATGAACTCTTCGATCGGGAGGTACTCCTCCGGCTCGCCGCCCCACTTGCGGGCGGCCGACTGTGCATGATGCCAGGAATTCACGCTGCCTCCCTGTGTGCCTTGTCGAGTGCCTCGTACAGTGCGGAGTTCTCGCCCTGGAGCGCGTCCTCCATATCGCGCAGCCGGTTCATCAGCCGCACGTCCGTCGCCACATCGCGCACGACGTAGCCGTCCTTGACGTTGCCTCCGCGCTTCTTGACGACCGCGCAGCCGAACGGTTCGCCAGCGTTGACGGCCTCCCGGTTCGCTTGCTTGATGTACTCGGGAAGGGTGATCGTCCGCTCTGCCTTCGCCTCCAGGGCGTGGAGGTACAGGCCGCTGATGTCGCCGATGTCCTTCGAGCCCATCTGAACGTTGCGATGGGCGGCGGGGTTGTGGTGCTCGCGGAGGTAGGCGACGATCAGCGATTCCCAGGCGGTCCCACGAGCCTTACTCGGATTGGACACTCGCCAGCCCCTCCCGCGCGATCTCTGCAGCTTCGGTGTAGCAGCCCCACTCTTCGCGGCTGATGCCCTCGTCGGAGGAGCGGAGTTCGTAGCCCCGGGTGTCGATGTCGTCGGCGATCTGCTTCCGGACGGCCGCCTCGATGTCCGCGACGACCCCCGCCTGCCGGTACGCCTTGTCGCCGTACCAGCCCTTGAAGACCTCCCAGACGGCCGGCGTGATCTCGTAGTCTTCGCCGTCGATCTGCATCGTCATGCGCTCACCTCCCGCAGCTCCCGTGCCTTCGCGCCGAAAATGTCGGCCAGCTTCCCGTAGACGCGCTCGTCCGGGCCGGCAGTGGCGCCCCAGTACGCAAGCAGTGCGTCCTCCGCCAAGCCGTCCATCACGTCAGCCAACAGCGCACGGACGTCGACGTCGGGGCGGATCTCGGTCAGCGGGCCGGATTCGTGCTGAACATCGCTAATAGACGAAGTCCACTCCGGCAGCCGTGACGTGCCGTTCGCGTACTCCGTGATCCTCAGCTCTCCGGGCCGAACCTCAGTCCAGGTGTCGCCGTCGCAGTCCTTGAACTTACGCTCAGCCATTGGCGCTCCTACGGTCGATAGCTTCGATCCACTTGACGCCGACGGCGACGGCCTGGATCAACTCCGCGCGGATCTTGGCGGGGTCGGACTCGGCCAGTGCCTCGTAGACCTCTTCGAGGAAGACGCCCGTGAAATCGGTCGTGTGGCTTGGGTCGATGTCGTCGTAGCTGCCGTCGTTGAGCGCCTTGTAGCGGTTCGCGAACACCTCGAACATCTGCCGCGCCTGGCGATTGGCGTTCTCCGAGCCAGCCATGTCCGGGAGGTTCTGTTCCCCGAAGAGCGCATCCTGTGCGGCTCGCTCCGCGGCGATCTCCACGAGGACACCGTTCGTTGCGTAACTCATTCGCTCTCCACCTTTCTCATGAACTCCTCCGTCAGCCAGCTCCACGAGGCGTACACGCATCGCGGCCTGTCGAAGTGGACCGGCTCGTCGTCGGGCTCCGCGCGGACGATGCGGAAGGTCTCGCGGGCGGTCACTCGTCCTCCCCGTCGCCCCAGTAGTCGCCGAAGGACAACTCCGACCCGGACCCGTCCTCAGCGGGGACGAACATGACGTAGTCGACCGCTGCACCCTTCGCACCGCCGGCCCTGACGTTGGCCACGAGCTGCGCAGCGTCAGCCTTGTCATCCACGAACAGGCTCACTTGCTCGTCATCCGCTTGCCGCACGCGGACCCGGTAGCTTCCACCACTGAAGATGCCCATCAGCTCTCCTCCCGGTTAACCACCTGGACCACGGCGCCGCGCTTGAACGCAACCCCTATGGCCTCCCAGTACTTCGCGAAGTCCTTGCGCTCCGTGGCCGATCTGCGGACGCGGATAACGGCCTCGTCGCCGGCCATGCGGATGTCTCCCAGTGCGGGGGCGTGGGCGACGTCGATGGTGTGGATGGCGGTCACTCGGTGACCTTCGTCAGGGGGCCGTGGTTGTGCACGACTTCGCCAAGGGTCCACGCCCAGTCGTTAGGCTGCGCGGTCGGACTCCCGTACCGGTATCGCCCGACCGGCGTACCGTCCGCGTCGATCACCCGGCGGATCTCGAAGTAGTCGCCTTCGTCGTCGCGGTAGAGGATGCCGTACTCGTAGACGATGCCCGACCACTCGAAGGTGTCTCCGTCTGCTGCCGACGCAGCCTCCGCGGGTGCCTCCGGCGCCGTCAGCGCGCGGTAGATCCGCTCTGCCAGACGGCCGCCGAACCCACCCAGGATGTCTCGCAGCTCCTCCGCGTCGTCCTCCGTCAGCGTGAGGACGACAACCTTCTCTTCCACCGTTCGCGTGCGGGTCTCGTACTGTGCCTCTGCCATGCTGTCTCCTCAGCTCGGACGTGCCCCTACGCACTCAGCCCCCTGGCCACGTGGGCGCAGGGGGCGAGAGGTCAGATCTTGGTGAGGGGGCCGTAGGCTTCCACGACGTCTCCCAGATCGTCGTAGCCGCTTCCGTGGAAGTAGACCTTCGGAGATCCGTCGGCGTGACGCTCGCCGGTGAACTCCCAGACGTCGTTGTCCCTGTCTCGGTAGCGAGCGGTGACGTCGTAGGTCACGCCCTCGTACTCGAAGGTGCTCCAGTCGGTCGGCTCGTCAACCGGGGTCAGCTCCGCGACGTAGAACGTGCCGCTGGCCACCCGCACCTCGTACACATGCGGGTCACCGACGCTCGTCCGGAAGTCCTCCGTGTTAGACGTCACGACGCCGATCTTCCCGTGCTGATCCTCCGCGTGCTTCGCGCGGTCCACCCGCACGCGGGTACCGACGGGGACAAGGGACGGCGCCGGCAGTGCGGTGAGGTTGTCCTCCGCGGCCGTTGTGTCGCCGACCTCCGCCTTCACCGTGTACCACGTGATGTACCGGTTCTTGTACGGGCCGGCCAGGATCTCCACGGGCTCCCGCTCGCCGTCCATCTTCGCCTTGTCGCCGACGGCAAAGGCGGGAAGGGCGGTCATCATCTCCGGCGACGTGGGCTGCTCGCCGCCGCTCGCCACGCGAACCATGTACCGGGTGTGTCCTCGCATGTCGGTGTACGGCCCGTACGCGACTTCAACCGTGTCGAACCATGCGTGACGCACCTTGTCTCCGACCTTGAACGTCTGCTCTGCCATGCTCTCTCCTCCATGCCAAGCGGAAGGCCCCCGCATCGTCGATGTGCGGGGGCCTGCGTGGGGGGTGGTCGGTTACTGCGCCGGGGCGTCGCCGATGACGACGAGGCGGTCCGCGGTGACGGTCTGAACGGCCAGGGTCTTGCGTGCGATGAACCCGCTGTCGCGCCCCGTCGGACGGACCTTGACCTTCGGCACGACGATGCCGGCCGCCTTGTCGCTCTTCAGCTCCAGGACGACGGCCTCCGACAGGCGGACCACGTTCCCCTGTCGCGATGCGTAGGACACGACGACACCCGGGCGGATCTCCGCGCCGGTGTAGTCGGTCAGTCGGGCCTTGCTCATGCTCTCTCCTCTTCGTGTGTATGCTCGTGAAAACGCCCGCCCCTCCCTGTCGCAACCGGGGAGGAGCGGGCGCTGTGCTGTGGTGCTCGGTGGGTCAGGCAGCCTTCGCCAGGTCCGCCGGCTGAGCGACCTCGTAGATACCGAGAACCTTGATGGCCGGCATGTTGTAGGCCACGTCCCGACCGGCCTTCGTGGTGTACGCCACGTGCTCGATCGTCAGCGACGCGCGGACCGGCTTGCCCGGGGCGGTCACCTTGCCGT